GATTATATCAATTATAATAATTGCTATTGTACTTGCAATTACATTACCTTTAGTTTTATTAAAGAAATCCTCTAGTAATAGTAATAGTAATAGTAATAATAATACTATTACTAGTAATAGTATTAGTAATAATGGTTTACCAACTACAACTAAAAATTTAATACCTTTAGTACCAAAACTAAATTATATGTACTCAGTTGTGCAAGACCCAAATAATACTGATTCTAACCCTCTTATATTTTTAAATTTAAATTGTACAATACCACCAAAAATTATATATCATATTAATATTTGTACTCTTCCATCTGATGGTAATACTTGTCTTAATAATAAGTCTGGATATCTAATTAATACAAAATCTCCATCTGTGAAAATACCTATAGAAACAGCTACACCTAGTGTAATTAATGGAAGTTTTAATAATATTACAAGAGTTAAAGCTATTATTACTGTTGCACAGAATACTAGTGGCATTATTTTATCTGATTATACTGAATTTATTATACCTGCATTTAAAGATACACCTTCAAATGAATGGATACAACTCTAATCTAATAATAATCTAATAATAATCTAATAATAAAAATGAAGTTTTCATTTACAAAAAAAAATATTTTGATTATATCAATTATAATAATTGCTATTGTACTTGCAATTACATTACCTTTAGTTTTATTAAAAAAATCATCAAGTAATTCATCATCAATTACTGGATCTACAATAATACCATATAATAATAAAATCAGTAATATAAAATATTATTTTGCATTAAGTGTCACAGGTTCATTAGTACTTGGTTTAACTTGGGATGCACCTACAAATCAAGAAGCTGATTCACTAATTACAAGTTATTCAATCTGGAATGGTGATTCTAATGCATTAAGTAATGGTTTTACTGAAATTTTTTTAAAGTCAGAATTTAATCTTCCAAATTACCAGACTACAGATATTCCATTAGGAGTCGTATATAATCTTAAAATAGTTGGAAATAATTCTAAAAACTATGACTATAGTTCAGATATTAAAATTGATACAACTAATATAGGTCAATGGTATGATAGTAATAATAATAAAATAAATATAGATACAAATACAGGAGCAGATAATTTGTCTATTAGACAATCATCTGATAGTGCTAATACAATGTTATGGTCATATGATGATAACTCTAATCCAATATATTTTTTCCAAAATTTAGATCCAAATAAATATTCATTAGAAATACTTAAAAATATTTCAAAACCTCCATATTTTTTAAATTCTGGAAATAGGTATAAAATTAATCAAATTATTGATGCTAACACAAATATAGTTTTATATACATATAAACTATAGTAAAATATAATTATTATTTCAATATAATAAATTAATATTTATTAATTATGCGTCCTTATTACACTTTTTATTTTCTCAATTTCTATTAAACTGTTATAATCAATTACGTAATTATACAAACCTCACAAACTCATAAAATGGACTACACATATTTAGATTATTTTAACTATTATCTAAAGGAATACTTGAGTGAATTGGTCAATACTTTTCCTGAAACTCGTGAACCCATTCTTGCCAACTATCGTCCTCTCCTAGAAGGTAAAGGTGATAAAAACGATCTTTATGTTAAATGTTATTATACCAAGATTAATAATTTCCTTACCCAGATAGCCAAGAAGGATGTTACCCTTTTTGATACACCGGGTAAAATTTTCATCGAAGGTGTTGATTTATATGCCATCTGGAATAGTTCTAGCGCTACTGATGCCAATCGCACCGCCATCTGGAAATATCTACAGATTCTCATGATTTTAGGGCGCAGATTAATTCCCAACCATAAAGAAATTGTTGATATTCTCAATCGTGTTTCCAATGGTGATATCAATGTTCCTGCCAAAGTTGAAAAAACTCTGACCGCCGATACCAAAGATGAAAGCGAGGAAACACCCAGTGTTTTTGGATTAGGTGATATTGCATCTAGTCTAGGAGGTCTAAGTAGTCTTATGAATGGTCTTGGTAAGGGTGGTGAAGGCGGAACTGGTGGCGGCCTAGGTAGTCTAATGAGTGGACTAACCGGCTTGATGGGTGGAGGTGGCGATGGTGCTGCCGGAGGTTTAGGTAGTCTGTTAAGTGGTTTAGGAGGCGGTGAGGGAGGTTTAGGTAATATTATGGGAAGTCTTACGGATATGTTTAATAATCCCGAATTTACTACCGCTATGAGTCAATTATCTCAACAATTTGTACCTCCTCAGGCCGATGCTGCTACTATTGCAAATTCTGAGAGTACTACAGGAGATTCTGGTAATACTGAATCTAGTACATCAGAATCATCTACATCTGCTTCCTCTACTTCGGAATCCTCCACTTCTAATCCTTCCAATGCTTCTAATGCTTCTAATCCTTCTAATCCTATGTTCAATAATCCCCTCTTTGGTGATTTAGCCGATGAGATTAGCAAAACTTTTAATTTTGATGAAATGGAAAAGGAAGGTAAGCCTCAAAATATTGGTGAAGCGCTAGGTCGTTTTATGTCTGGAAATAATCCTGCTAAATTGATGGGTCTTGTTGGTAAGTTTGGTAGTAAATTACAGGATGAAGTTAAAAAGGGTAATATTAATCCGGCGGACTTGCTAAAACAAACAATGAGCGCTGCTGGTGGAGCCCAAAATATTCAAAATATGATGAATAACCCTCAAATGAAACAACAAATGAAAGAAATGCAAAAACAACAATCGCAAACACCTAATAAACAATCTACACGCGAAAGACTTCGTGCTAAATTAGATAAGAAAAACGCTGAAAAAGAAGAGTAAATATTATTATTGTAAATCATTCATATCTATACTTTTTTATTTTTATATCTAGATACATAATAAATATTATCCATTACTAAGATAATATTAGTAAAATAATATTAGTAAATAATATAATTAAATACTACTAAAAATGAATATACCATTTTCAGATCATGAATTAGTTATTAGAGATGTTTATGAAACATTTATTTCTATAATCGTAGTAGTTTTTGGTGTATTTGGAGGTGCATTTATAGCAAATAAGATTACAAATTTAATTGTTCCTAAAAATAAAGATCCTCAAGATAAACATATTAATGTATTATTTTTGGTATTTCATCTAGTAATTATATTATGTTTTGTAATGATACTCAGATATTATCTAAGATTGATAATTACAAATGCCTTAATATTAGAAAGTAGTTTTAGTTTAATTGGTCCAGCTGTAGGATTATCATCTTTATATTTTGGTCAAACAGTTAAATTTTTAATGGGTAATGTTATGTATATGACTATGAATTAAAATAATAATTTATCCAAATTACTTTTATTATTACTACCGCTCCCACTCCCACTATAATAGCTGCTACCGCTGCTACTGCTGAATAAACCAGTACTAGAACCACTGCTAGAACTACTACTAGTCATATCTACTGTAGAATCATTATCTAATTCATATTTAGCTAGGCTTTCATTAATATCTAATAAATTATATCCATTCTCTAGAATATTAGCGAAAGTGAGTTCATCTGGTTTTAAATCGACTCTATCATTTCCTCCATTAATATTTAAATTATTCATTATTTTCATTTTTTCCAGTAATTCATATTCAATATTCTTATCTAGCATAGCATTTGTTTTATTAGTTTCACCCATTTTACTTAATAATATTTCTATTCCAGATAGCTTATCGATTAAAATTTGTTGATTGTCTTCTAGCTTAGTTAATCTTGTTCCTATTACAGTATTGAAATTATTAAAGCATTGGTCAATATGTTTTAAAGATTGATAAATATCTTTAATGAAAGTGAAAATATTTAAATTATTAACATTAGTACCATTAGTGCCATTGCTAGACATCTTATATTTATAAATATACTAATGTAAAAGAGAAAAAATATATGAATGGAACACAAAATAAATATTATATTACAATATCATAATAGTAAAAAGTAAAAAAGTAATATAGTAATATAGTATTATAGTAATATAGTATTATAGTAAGTAATACTAGAATGTTTATAATATTTTTTACCTTAGCAGCAATTATAATAATTTATTTCTTTGATTCAATTATATTTCTTTTTAATAAATATAAAACTGGTAGTAATTCTTCATCTATAGGTAATATATGGTTTGTTTCTCTTCTTGTAATAAATATATTAATAATAAGTTTTATATATGGATTTTACAATCATGTTTCTAATAATACAGGAATTCAAGGTTTACCTGGTACTGCTGGATTTCCAGGTAAAGAAGGTGATGGATGCGTTATTACACAAGCGCAAGCATATTGCTAATACATACTACACATACTCTATTGTGGAACATCACATCCATAACAAACATCAGATGCTAGATCTTTTCTAACTAGCCCGGTAAGATCATACTCAGGACAGGAATTTAATGCTTGGCTAATAGCAGCATTATATTCTGCACTTGTCATAAGGTTGTTATTTAACATATTTTGACTTTTAAGTATTTTAGAAATTAATTCCGATTTTTGATCTTCTGATAATAAAGAATTTTTAATCATATTTATGATATCATTAAGAACACTAGAAGGAACATTTATATTTGTTTGTATTTTATTATTATCATCAATAAGTCTTTTCATAATAATATCAATATTAGTCTTTTGTGTATCAACATATGTTTGTAATTTATTTTTATTCATTTCTCTATTAACAATATTTGCCTTGTCAATATCAATTTGCATTTGTTGCGCTCTTGTCTTTAGTTTAGTAATACTATCACTATTCACCCTTAGTTTTTGAAGATAGAATTCTTCTTCTTGATTACTAACTATATCTGGAACAATCTTGGAATTAGCCAATGATTTTTGATTTAAATTATAATATTTTCTAGCGCAATCATCGGCTTTCTGTAAATTATCTACAGCTTTACATTTGGCAACACAAGCCACCACCTTACAAACACTTCCCTCTGGTAGTTGAGGAGTTTTAGTGCTTATAAATGTTCCAATATAGGGATTGTAATAAATGGCCCAATAAATACCATTCTTATTATATTCAAATATTTTATCATTAGCTACCCATGGTCGCATTACTTTAACACAATGGGAAGGGATACATGCAACACTATTATTATTTATTATATTATTTAAATCACTTGATAGATTACAAAATACGTGACCTAAAGAGGTATAGCCATCAGGAGCGATAGGTTTATAAATTTGTAGTGGAAAGTAATCTATTGATTGATTATTTAATTGTGTTTTAAAATTTGTAATATTATTAAGATTAGATAATATACTACTAATAGTTGATGTAAATGTAGGATTAGTAGTTACATTAAATACTGTACTAGGAATATTTTTTGCAATAGTATTATTAAATCCAGTTATAATTAATCTATCTACTGTACCAAATGTATACCCTTGTGGAAGGGTGATCATAGGATTAGCTAATATATTAGGTGTAAAATTTACACTTGTCATTTTATAAGATATTGGCATATTACATATTATATTTATTACATAACCTAATAATGTTGTTGTAGAATTATAAGACAGTAATAGACTTCGAATAGATCCAGATGTTGGTGTATTTTGATATGATACTGATGAACTATTATTATAAGTCATTAAAGTAGTTTTTAATGTATTTAATGAGGCTAATATAGTAATAACATCATTTTCATTTGAAGCCAAATTTAAATATGTCAATAAATTTCTATTACCAATTCCATTATTATATACATTTTTAATATTATTACATAATGATATAAGATAATTAATTATTGATAATGTTGGTACAAAATCAATTAAATAATATGGTGTTGCTGAAGTTCCAATTTGTGTAAAAGTTATATTACTACTGGTTAGAGTACGATAGATTTCTGCTGGTAATAATTGTAAAACACTAGTCTCTGTTTGAGATTGACCTTTATCAATATTTTCAGGTATTAATAATGAAAAACCAATACCAGTATCTGTTGTAATATATCCATTAATTCCAGAAGGTAAAACTAATACAGTAGAATTACTTATATTTGTATTAACTATACCATCACCTAATGATAAATTAGTAATTAAGCTAGTTAATGTTTGATTTACTGTTCCAATACTAATATTAACATTATTAAATATTAATGTAGATAGATCAGTTTTTATATTAGTTAAACTACTTTTAATAATATTTTCAAGATCGGAGAAAGCTGTACTACAAGATGATAAACTTGTAGATATTTTGTTAAAACTATCTATATCAGTAATGAATTTGTCATATTGATAATAGGTAGGATTAATATTAGTATCACCGAAATCAAGTACTAATTCAAAACTGGTAGGTAATTGAACATCACTTCCTGTCTTTTTTATGAGTAATGTATAATCTTTTGTAGTATTAGGAGTATAGTTTGCCTCTTGACAAACAATATCGCCTAATTTATAATATTGTTGCCCTAGTATAGTAAGATTTGGTTTATAAAAAGATATTGGTCTAGTTTGGACTAATGGATTTTGCATATTATATATTTTATTACTCCATGGAACAATAGTATTTTCACTGGTAGAAGTAATACTGGGAACATTAAGTGTGTTACTATTTATTTCTTGTAATTGTGTTGATTTTAATTTACTTAATAAATCTTTTGCTGCATCATTATTTATAATAAATCCTTCTGTAATATTATTTGTAGTTTCTTGAAAATAATAAACATAAATACACCTAAATATAATTAGAACAATAATGATAATACAAATAGTTATTAATGTGTTTTTGGATATATTAATATCAATATCTAAATTTTTCATTTGTAGTAATATTTTTAGTAATACTTCTAGTTCTTTAATACAAATTGATATTTTTTTTAGTTATTTATTCTCTAATATGAAAATTATAAAAAGATAAAAAGATGAATAACTTATATTCTAGATTGTATTAACATTTACATCTAGATATAATTGATTATTGCTTTGTGATTCTAAACGTTGATTAGCTAAGTCGCGTATAGTACTAGCATCACTCTTTTGTTTTTGATATTGAAGGACTCTGAGTTGATCTGCGCTTTGAGCCCTAGCTTGTCTCTTTCCCTCTAAGTCTTGTATAACTTGATTTAATTGATCAACCTGATCTTGTTGATCTTTCAACTTTAATAGATATTGTTGATTCCTTTGAAGTCTAATTTTTTCTGATTTAATTTTATCTTGATATTCTAAATTATCGCATATTTGCTGGGTTTTAGTCTGGGTATCAACTAATTCATTAATGCTAGGACAAATATTCGTAGATTTATCATTTATACCATTTATAGTATTAACCGTTTGTTGAAATGTAGAAATATCAGCAGATTGAGGTATAGTACATAATGCTTGAAGATTGGTACATGTTATTTTATTGATATAATTATTATTATCTAATACACTCTGAACAGTAAAACTAATATTATTTGCTATAATAGCTTCATTAGTATTAAAGAAAATATATTGTATATTTGTAGAATCAGGTTGTAATCTATTCGCATCGCTTCTAACATTATATACATTATTAATTGCAAAATTTTGACCTGGATAAATGGAATTTGTATATGTAATATTAATGTAAAAAGGTGTTACTGTTGTTGTAAGTATGGGTAATATAGATGCATTTGTTGTAGTAGTAGCATTTGATGTAGTAGTAGTAGCATTTGATGTAGTAGAATTTGCTAGAGTTTTTGCTATATTATAATCAAACTGAAGAGCATAAATTAACTGGTCATTATTATTTGTAAAATTATATACAGATGAATTTAATGTAGATGATATAATTGTACTTATTGGAGTTGTAGAAGTAAATGCTAATGCTGATAATTTTTGGTTTACACGATTAGTATCATAATCTGCTAAAATTGGTAAATTAATACTACCACCAAATATTCCAAATTTACTAATATAACCATTCCCAGTAGAATCTATATAAGTAGATATATTATTAGTTGATTCGCCAATAGTTAATATTATTTGAGATGTAAATATAATTTTATTAAATTGATCAGTTATTGAAGATAATTGTAAAGTATAAGGTGATGTAGTATTTGTTGTATATGTAATAGGAGATCCACTATTTATATTACCTATGGAAGCAGTAGCTTTTATATCATGTTTTATATTGTTGGGATCTACATATTGAATACTTATTGGTAGTGTAGAACTATAAGCAAGTAATGTTGATGACGGTGTAACATTCGCATTACTATTAAATACAAATTGTAAGCTATCAATTCTATAATTACCATCCAGTTGAAAAGTACATGTATTTTTAGAATAATTAGGAGTATTATTTTTATTTAATAATGAAATTACATTACCATATGTAGTTCCATTTGTAATATTGGCAAAACCCTCAATTACATCGCCATTACCATAATTATTATTATTAAACTTTTCATTTGTAGATGTAAATAATCTATATGCTAGATACAATATTAATAAAATAATAATAACTTTAATTATATTTGTCAATTCATATTTTTCTATTAAATTATTTAATTTATTCATAGGCATTTTTTGATATATATAAATATATAATAGATTTTAATTATTTATCTATATTTATATCTATTACTTATATCTATTACTTAAAGTATTAAAAGAAAAAAAGAAAAAAAAATAATCAAATATAGAAATATATAGAAATATATTGAAATATTTGTTTTCCATAATTAGTTTTCCATAGGCATCCATCGTTGAGCAACAAAACTATAACAAGGTTGAACTGTAAGAGTACCATGATTATTAGTTAAGCAATTATCATTATTAACAGATTTCATCATTGCAAAAGGATAGCTAATTTTAGTTTTATCAACATTATCGAAAGGTAATGCTTTATCAATATTATTACTATAATCATTTTCATTTAATATATTTTTCATTGTAAATAATTGCTTGACATTATTATCATTACATTGATATACATCATAATCATTTGCCCCTACAGATAAACAACCATTATTGACATTAACTAAATATGCTGCTACATTGGAACCTGTCTCTGGTACTTGGTAATTATTGCGTGATTTAGACAATTTCATTTCCATACCATTGTTAAATGATTTAATATGTGTATAATTTTTCTTTTTGTTTTTATCTAGATTCATATTTGAAATCATATTTTCTAAATCTGTAAGACTGTTTTCTAAGTTGGTAATAAGATTACTATTTGCTGTAATTTTTGGTGTATAATTACTACTAAGTAAAGATGTAACTGTATTTATATTGCTTGCTACATTATTTTGAAATTCGAAATCAATAGTTTCTGGTGTTCTCTGATCACCTAATAATGTATTATCCAATCCTATATTATTAGCATTAAATTGATTCATAAGTAAATTAATTTGATTATTATTAGCAATGATTTGTTTTTCAGCATCTGTTTGGCTAATAAATAATTCTAGACTAGTTGGGTTATCTTCATAATTTTTATATAAAACTAATATTGCAATTGATATAATTAATATAATTGATATAGTTGCTAGAGTAATATAAGTATTACACTTCATATTTGTATTATGTTATATGTGTTTGTGTAATATATTTGTATATATTTAATTTGTTATTAGATTTTTTATAGATTAGAAAAGCCAATTATAAAAATGTATCTGGACATATTGAATAACTTAAAAACAATTCATAATTAATATAAATAATATAAATCACAAACTATAAACTATAAACTATAAACTATAAACTATAAACTATAAACTATAAACTATAAACTATAAACTATCTAAAATGAGTTTGCTAGAACTACCATTAGATATTATTGAAATGATTATTGTATCTAGCGATAGAGTTTTAACAACTTATAATAGAATACTAGATGTGACTATGAGTAATATTAATACTAATAGCAATAGTAATAGTAATACTAAAAAAAGAAAGAGAAATAGTAAGAATGATATTGAGAATACAGAGAATACTGTATATAATACTATAGAAAATGTAAGAATGTTTTTAATGAATCCAGTAATAATAAATAATATATATAAAAAGTCTAGATGGTATAAATATTTTATATCTTCCTATGAATTTACTAATCATACTAAACAATTATCTAATATTCAAAATATCTGTAAACAAATGAAACCAATGCTAGAGATAAAAGAAGAAATAAATACTACACAAAGTACAATAGAGTATCTGGACACATATATTAATCTAGATAATCTTGATATAATGATAAGTAAATTAGTTAAATATTGGAATATAGAAGTATCTGAGTTATCTAATACTGTAATATTATTTGCCATGTTGAGTTCTAGCAATATATTTAAACTTCATAATACTTTTGATTTAGTTAAACAAATTGATGAATTTGAATTTCATAATCATATACATATACCTAAATATCTAGAACCTAAATATAAATTTATACCATTATTTCAAACATATATTGGTATGGGATTGGCTTATAATATAGCTTGGGATATTGATTTAAATTGTTTGATTGGATTTTTCTATGGTGGTAGTGATGCCTATGACTATGAATATTATAATGGTAAATTGGCATATTATCTAAATATGAATAATATAGAACGTATAGATTTTATAAGACAAAAAAATAAAATTACAAATAGCAAAATATTATTAGATATAATAATAAGCCATATGGATAATTATGATATGAATTATTCTGTATCTAGATATAAAAAAATGTGTATTAATTATGATTGATTTTATCTACATGTTGTAGGTTCGGTATATGCATCAATTTGAGATTCTAACTTTGTTTCATAATCTGTTTTTTTATTTTTTTTAATAAATTCATTAGATGCAGTATTATTTTTATAATCTTTTAATATATAATTAATATAAATACTACTTTCAGATGCTGTAGTAGTATTTGATTTAATAAAGGTATCAATAAAATTATTTACTGTAGGTGTTGACACTCCACAAAGTTGATAAGTATTGAAAAGTAATGTTAAATAACAACTAAATTTATTTAAATTTTCATCAGTAGGATTTGATAATACTTTCTTAATAAATTTTTTTGATTTTTTTTTTGATCTTTGAAATAATTCTTTTACAGCATCATGTTTTTCTTTTTTAAGATTTTCACATAGTGATTTATTTTTTTCATTAGGAGGATAAGAATCACATCCTTTTCCTGATATTTTTAATTTAATATTATCATATTTTTCTATTCTCTTTTTTGTTTTTCTACCTAATTTTTCTTTTAGACTATTTATATCACCAGAACATCTCAATGGTTTAGTATCAGATTGACTAGTACCATAATTAGTACTACCATAAGTAGGACCATAATTAGTACTACCATAAGTAGTAGGATAATACGACATTTTAGTATTTATATATAACTAAGAAAATTATATATTATTATAAAAAACATAAAACATAAAAAATAAAATATAAAATATAAAAAATAAAAATATAATTACTAAAATTTATATAATAAAAATTTACTTGGAAGATTTAGATTTCTTACTCTTCCTTTTACTCTTCCGCTTACAACCACATCCACCACCACTCATACCAGGATACATATTAGGTCCAGCCAACATACCATTACCCCAAATAGCACCTTGACTAACATTATGATTTTTTCCACTTTCAGCTAAAGCAGCAGATCCAGACGCATGATATCCACTGGTACCTTTTCCAAAATAGCTTTTAGGTAGAACATAACGGCCATCATCACCACCTTTCATAACAATAGAGTTACTGCGAGATTTCCTAGATGAACTACACTTTGATTTCTTACTTGAACGAGACTTGGTATGAGTCTTAGATTGCTTCTTAGTCTTACGATTAACCATTTTTAAATTATAGATTATAGATTATAGGATTATAGATTTATGTATATATATTATCTTATTACAATATTTTTATTCTTTGCAAATTGGAAAATATAAATTGGAAAATAATCTTAATTATATATAACTAGCAATAAGTTATAAAATATAGATAATAGGAAAAATGGCTTCAAATAATCTTAAAAATAATAAGAATGGTATCACAAAAGATAAAGTATTACAATCTGTTGTAAATTTTTCTGCTATTGTAATATTTTTTATAGTAGCATATCTTATTTATAAATATTTTATAGTTAGAGATTATAATAATTTACGAATTGAAGGATTTGATAATAGTCTGCCTACTGAATACTCTACCGAATACTCTACAGAATACCCTAATGAATACTCTACCGAATACACTATTCCTACCGATACTCCTACAGTTACTTCTATTCCAACATCATACCCTACAGAAACACTTACTAATTCAATATCATCATCTGGTACAGATACAATTTACGAGACATCATTGAAACAAGTATATAGTAATAATCCTCGTCTCTTATGTAGCATGATACCAACTGGTGCCAATACTTGTACAGTTAATAATACTGCATATGTAATTTATCAATTCCCGGTGCATATGATTAAACTTAATGATGGTAGTATTCTAGCAGTATTTAATGATGGGCGTCTTTATCAAAAAGATTCAATCATGTCAACAATATGGAATGGACCTATTAATAATAGTATGCCACAAAATAAAATTCCATTAAGAATGGTAACTCTTGCTAATGATTTAATAACATTATTGGCTGTTGGATATGATAATATGTTATATACTAAATCACCAGATAGTAAAGGTAATATAAATCTAGAAGCAGTTTGGACAAAAGTACCTAATAATACAGATATAATCTATGTAGTATATGATAATTTAACAGATTTATTAATGTCAATTGATATAAAAGGTAAATTATTTATAAAGTCTTCTAAGGATATTACATCTAATAATCAAGAATTAATTACAGGTATCAATATACCAATATTACGTCTATATTATGATCTTAATGGCTATGTATTAATAATTAACAATAAATTCGATATGTATCAAATAAATGACTTGACTTGGAAAACTTCTAATATAAATACAAAACGAGGTGCAAATTCTAGTAAAATACAAGATATATTATATAATAATGATGGAACCCTATCTGGTTTAGTATTTAATCCTGGATCATTCATGGTACAAATTATGAAGCAATCATCTGTATTTTACCTAGCGGAATTTGCACCGGTTGATCTTTATTTAGCTCAAAGTACTTCTCCTGATTTTGTAATGTCAGATCAAGATATTATTAAAACAAAAATAGGTAGTGTATCTACATATTTAAATGCTAATGCAATGGATGATTCTAGCGACGATGATCCAAATTTTGCTTATCAAAAACAATTAATTGATACACAAACACAATTAAGACAATTTTGTAGTAATCGTGGCACATCAATAAGTACTTCTGATAATTATGATTTATTATCAAGTGTCGAAGATAATAATGATAAGATCACACAATTGAAAAATGTTATACAAAATTTATTGAAATATGAACCAAGTAGTTCTAGTATAAAAGAAAAATATCAAATTATATCATAGTAGTCTGATATCATAGTTTCATATCCAAAAATATCTATTATTTCTATTCTTTCTTTACGTTTTCATATTTTATTTTTTTAATCTTTGTAAATAATAAATAAAAGTAACAACACGGTCTGATAAGAAAATGTTATCAAATTGGAAATGTATGTTAACAAAACTCTTATTTATTCTATTAGCATTATTTGTATTTTATAAATTAACAAAAACCAATGACCTAGAAACATTTACTGATACTATTGAAAAACAAAAAATAAATTATTTAAAACTTAAAGAAACATACATAGAACCAGATGCATCTTTAGAATTGCTATATGCTAATTATAATGGAGAAGAAGTAGGTAATGATGTTTGGGAAAATAAAACATTGGACCAATGTACTGACCTATGTAATAAAATGGAAGGATGTAGTGGCTTCAGTAGGGAATTAGTTCTTGATACAGAACCGGCAAAGTGCTATCCTCGCAATATAGTTAATGGCAATTGTCATAGTAATCGTAAAGGTACTTATGAACAAATGCAAAAGGCAATTAAATATAACTCATTTGTTAAATCAAGTGTACATAATGTAATAAATAATTGTATAGGTGATTCTGAATTAACACTCAATAGGGAAATTTTAATTAAATCTTATTCGAAACCTAATGAATATTTGGGTAATAGTGGCGATAGTAGAATAATTATGGTTGATCGTAATGAGAGTGAGTTTAATATGAAATGCAAATTTAGGATAGAACAAGGTAAAGATGGTTCTGGAACAGTAGCATTTTTACATCTATATACAAAAAAATATATTTATAGGGACTCTAATAATAATCTAATATTAAAGGATATTACTTCTGGTAAAACAGAAGATAAACAAAGAGTAAGTTTTAATCTATATGATTCTAGTAAAAAAGGCGGTATTATGTTTAGAGCTACTTTGATAGAAGGAGAAACAACTGATAAATTTATTATGTTAAATGGTAAATATTTAAATATTGATGTTGTAACAAGTCAAGAATTTCAAGAACAAGAAATGGCAATATTTTATATTGTCGATTCTATTATTGATACTAATATTATTACTAGTAAGAATAATATGCCTACTACTACACAAGTATCACAGCAATCAACACAACAATCAACACAACAACAAATACCAGATTCAAGTACTACAATAGTAGAATCATTTAGTAATCCAGATATTAATCTAGATACAGTAAATGATATAACTTTATATAATAATTTATTTAAACCATCTCCAACAAGTTTTAATTTATCAAATTATATACAGGATACTTATACAAAACCTTCTACAAATTCTACATATATTAGTGTATCTAATAAACTTAATAATCTTATTACAAATAAACAATTATCTACATCATTAAATAATAATCAAGAAGCATATAATGCTATTAATAATATAAATTTGGAAATAGAGTCAGAAATATCGGCATTAAATAATGGTCTAAGTACTACTAATGAATTAATGGTTAGTAGTCTAGATAGAATGAGAATATCAGATATCGCCAATGATTATTTTTTCTTGAAAACTTTAACAAATTGAAAAAAACATATAAATCAAAAATATAATATAAAATAATAGAATATATTATAAAAATAAATTAACTATGTATAGTATAAATATACACTATAAATATACATTATAAATATAGGATGTTTATTAAAACTGGTAAATCAATTTTTGGAAATATTGGATTGATAATTTCATTATTAATTCTGGTAGTACTTTTATATTTTACCTATAATAAATGTTATTCAGAGAACTTTGCAATTTCTGATGCTAATCATGATGGCAAAGATGATGTTACAAACTTAAATCTATGTCCTCCTCCTAGTAATGTTCGCGTATCAATAAATGGTGGTACGGTATCATTGAATTTTACAATAGCTACTAATGAAAATACATACACGCCTAAAAAGTTTAATGTTATTTTAGCTCAATATGATATTAATAAAAAGAATACAGGTAATAATAGAGTTTTTGTAAGTAATGAATATGAATTAAATAGTAGTGTTTCCGTAAATTCACTAGCTTATCAAACAAATATATGTAATATTGTAGATGGTGTACCTATATGTCAATATAATTATACAAATCTTGATGTTAGGGATCCACAAGGTAATCTATATTATTATAAAATAGGTGTATCTGCAGTTTATGATTTGTCATATACTACTACAACAACTGCTGCCGCTACTACAACAACCGCTGCCGCTACTACAACAACTGCTGCCGCTACTACAACAACCGCTGCCGCTACTACAACAACTGCTGCCGCTACTACAACAACCGCTGCCGCTACTACAACAACTGCTGCCGCTACTACCACATCCGAACCTACCACAACCGAACCTACCACAACCGAACCTACCACAACCGAACCTACCACAACCGAACCTACCACAACCGAAGGAGCTACTACAGATCCTCTTTCTGGATCTTCTCCCTTTGCTGATGTACGTAACATTATTCATACTCCTTACGTAACACCATATAATATTACTTCACCAGATGGACTTTTTACTATAAATGTATCTGCTGAAGCACAGAGTCAACAATTATCAGATTTTCAAAAATATCAACAGTCATTAACAAGTTCAAAAGCTGGTTCTACAAGCTCTGGATCCAATAATTATAATAATATGATCGCTACACCTGATGGTCAATATGAACTTATTAAATCTCAACTAGGAAATTATCCAGATAATTTATTATTAGATTCTCAAACTGTAAATCCAGATTCATTAGCTGACTTAGTTGATCAATCAATGGCATTAGGTATAATTAATGCTAATATAACTGCTAATACAACACCTGCAGGGTATTCCAGTCCTAATATGTATTCTAGTTTTTGATCATAGAATAGATATATATACTTTGTGACAATACAAAATACAATTCGAAAATCTATAAAAAAAATATAAAGTTATTATAGTAATAATAAAAAAATGTTAATTGATTATTTTTATTTAATTTTAATATTAGTTCTTATATGTAGTATATTATTATTAATATATTTAAGCTATGAATATAGAACTATAGAACCATTTTATAGTTCTTCAATAACTTTACCATTAACACCTATTCAACCATTTAATCCTTCTAGTATAATTAAACAAGGACCTCCAATTCTTAATAGTTATAATAGTTTTCTTAGAGATACTAATAATAAACAAGTATCATATAATAATCTTCAAAATCAGGCCCTCTATGGTAAAACAAATTCAAATTTAAATGATATTGCACAATTATCAAGTATGAAACAAGGTATAGTACCTATTCCTCAATCATTTCCTGTTGATAAACTCATTAAAACTATTAAATCTAAATATAATTCTCAATATCTTAGTACTTTTGCGAATGATTTATCTACTTATGGTGTTTTAGCTAATGATAAATGTATTACAGTAAATGGTTTATGTAAAGAAGAAGTATGTCTTCTTGATTGTCAAAAGAAATTATATTCTAGTAACAGTCAAAAATTCACAACAAATCGTATTATGTCTCCTTTTGATGCTGCTAAAATAATGAATGTAACACCAGATAAAATAGCAACTACAAATATATATCCTTATAATATTTTTAGATCTTCTGTAAATAATAATTGCTTATCAATGTCAGATGATGGTATAACAGTTGCTAAATGTAATTTAAATAATATACAACAACAATGGCAAATATCACCTAATGAAAATATATGTGTTCTTGAATAAAGTAAAATAAAGAATCTATTCTATAGTGAATCTGCTCTACAATGAGGAACAGGATAATCAACTAAATGACATATAGGCCAGTTCATTGGTTTTCTATAACTGGGATAATCATAAAATGAAACTGGCGTAGAATCATTATTACCTGCTCCAGATTGAATATTGCCATAAGGAAATTGTTTGTAATCAACCCACCCTTCTTTTTTATCACAAGTTACAACAAGTGAATATATTAACATACTAAATAATGCTAATGCTATAATCATAATTACCAAATTCATTTTTAATTTTTATTTTATTATTTATTATTTATATTATTTATATTTAAATTTCTTTGATATATTGAATGATACTTAGATAAAAATATGAAAAATAAAAATGATAATCACATAAAAATGATAAAAATGATAAAAATGATAAAAATGATAAAAATGATAATCATATAAAGTTAATTTTTATATTCATTATAATCATCTCATATTCACATAGAAATTAACAATCTTAGAACTATAATGGATTTCATTATGATTATCAGTAATTTTTTTAATATTATTAATAATTATTGTTTTGCCCTCTTGTAGTTTTAGAAAGGAAGTAGATTTTTTATTCATCCATTCCTTTTCTAAACTTTGATAATTTAATACAGATTTGTCTATTTCGCATTTGACACTACTAGATAATTCCCTACTATATATATCAATAACTTTTTCATATGGAAATACATCTGGAGGTTCAATAAGCTTAGATTCTTTACCATTATTAATAATGTATAAATTATTTAAAACTCCTGTGATCCCGGCTTCCATTCCAAAGCGCCTAATAAATCCCAAATTTACTTCAAACTTATCTGAATATTTTAAATTTTTATTATAAGATGTTCCAGATAATATAAAAGCATTTATAAATTGCATATAATTTATAGACAATTCAGTTAGTATATCAATTAGATTATATTGATTTATGGTATTATTTTTTTCGTTAAAATCTAATCCCCAAAGAACTCGTTTACATCCGTATGCTAGCATATCCATATCTTCTGAATAACAAGCATATGCTATATCTTCATCAATTAGATATCTAAATATACTATCGGCCTCTTGACTTATTACATGAATATATTGAACCCCCATTGATATAAATAATTCCTTACATTTTTCAACATGTTCTGGCTTTATATATTTGGTTTTACGAATCAATGTCGTAATTTCCGTATCAAGTAATTGATCCATTTGACCCTCTTTATCCTCTTCATCTATTCCAGAATCAAAACTTTCATCTAAACTTTTTTGTTTCTTTGATTTTAATACATCTAATAATAAACCATCTAATTTTTTATCATTTTTCATACGTTTGTTCCTACGGTTATTAATTGTATCATCTTTAAGACTACTAGCTTTTCCGTCGAATACAAAGATTAATTTAATATTCCATTTACTAAATTTATGTATCAAATTAATAAATTCCAATATATAATAATCCGAATCACAAGTTCGTAGAAAAACGGATTTATCATAGCGATCTAGAAATTTATAAAGCATATTACTGAAATCAACAGCAATTGTTGTTCCAGATAGATTTTCAAGATGTAATCTTTCCAACCCTTTACCACTTATAGTTTTTGTTAAAAATGCACTCAATCCCTTGCCCATTTTTTAAAAACGAATTATAAAATAAGTTAAATTGTCTTATATGTTATTAATATAATTCTAAAACTTATTCTTTATAAATTCAATTTTTATCATATATACATTATAATTTCCTATTTCTTCAGAATACCTATTTGATATTTCTTAAACATTTTCCTAGCATAGTCATCATGTCCTATTGATTCGAATAATTTAGTAGCGTCTTTACCAACTCCTTTCATAATAATATCACCTCCTGGATGTTTAGGTATCCAATTAGTAACGTTCGCAACTTTTCCATGTATTACAATCCAAGCATCTGATTTAGTATTATGTTTTGCAACTTCCGCTAATGTATATTCTTTTTCTTTAGTACTTAGTTTAGTATTTTTCTTAGTTTTACCACCTTTCATCAGTTTATTCATATTCATATTATTCATATTTTGTATTTTCTTCATATTCTTCACTTTCTTCATTGTTTTATTTTTCATACTTTTCTCTTTTTTACTATTCTTATCTAGTTTGTCCAGAACCATTTCTGAAGTTTCTAGAGATCCCTCCACCCATGCCTGGTGACTGCTATAGTTTTCCCCACATATGTAAATGTTTTCATTTGGACCTAAGGGTTGTATCATCTTAGGCATGATCACTTTGCGGTCATAGCCTTTTTTCCAATATCCTGCTCCAGATACCCAAGGGCAATGTTTATACCATTTTGCTTTAGGTATATCTATATCTGGAAACAGTTGTTTTAATTGTTTATTTAGTGTTGTTTCAAATGTACCATCTGCAACTTGCTTAACCCAATATCTAGCAAATTTGGAATCTGTATAAGAAATCATTATTACACCTTTTTTATAATTATTAGGTATTATATATTTTATTGGCAAGTCAGTAACAATCTTTCCCATACCATCAAACCATACTTTATTTGTCTTTTTATCTAATGGATATCTAGCATATATACGATAGAGAGGTTCATTTTGTACTGAATTTATATTATTTTTAAATTCTTTTAATTTAGTATGATTACTATGATTAGTATGATTACTATTATTACCAGCAGATAATGAAAATTTAATTTTTATTAATTTATTTTTAGGTATTGTTATTATAATATGTTTTGCTGTGAATACTTTCCCTTGTTCGTTTGATTCCTGACTTCCCATATTATCAGTTTTAATTATGTATTTATGACTATCATTACCATCCTGACCATGATTAATTTCTAGAACAGGAGTTTCTTTATAAATATCTATATTACATTTGTTATTATTACAATTCTTATTCTGCTTTAAATCTTTTAATTTATTGTAAAGAGTTTCAGTAATTTGTTCTAGCCCACCATTTAAAATGAAATAGTTCGTTTTTGCTGACAATTCATTACTAAATAAATTTATACTTTCTAGAGCATTAAGAACTATTAATTCGGAATAATATGGATATATATTAATTAAATAATGGTTAATATTTGGATATTCTTTAATAAAATGTTTTTCAGCAAACTCTATAATAGTAGTATTTACTAATGTATCTCTTTTGATATTATTGTCTTTTATATATTTTTTCATATAAATAATGAAATCATCTATTGTAGGAAATACTTGTCCTAGAGATTTATATGTATCATTAACGGGTTTATATGTAGAATCAGTCTTAATAGGAATTACTTTGTCCCATAAATCAAGTTCTTTAATTAATGAAACTATACGGTGTTGATCAGTATTAAATCTAGCACCTCCTCCATCCATGATTAATCCATCATATTTAATAGAATGTAATCGTCCACCGATATATGCTGTAGCTTCTAGAACACATATTGACGCGGATGGGTATTTTTTATATAATTCATGGGCAGTATATAAGCCAGATACCCCAGCACCAACTACTACATAATCATAATAGTTATCTTGAGACATATTATAGTATTACTATCTAATTGCGATATTAAAATTTATAAGAAAGATTTATAAGAAAGATTTATAATGTGAAAAATATAAAAAAGTTTATTAAAATAAAGTTTTATAATGTAAAAAAGAGGAAAAAGGTTAAAAATATTTTTTTATTATTTTTAAAATTTTAAATACTGAGAGGCTCTTGCCTCTCTAGCGTTTTGGCGCGGCTTTTGGCAAAAGCTGCTTAGGCTTTAACAGCCTTGGCCTTAGGGGCAGATGCCGCCTTGGGGGCAGAGGCAGGCTTGGGTGCCGCGGCGGCTTTAACGGGGGCAGGAGTAGCAGGTGCGGCAACAGGGGCAGCGGGTGCGGCTTCCTTCTTGGCCTTGGGTGCCTTAGCAGCTTTGGCTTCGGCAACAGGGGCAGGGGCAGCAGCAACTTCGGCCTTGGGTGCCTTTTCAGCCTTAGGAGTCTTTACCTTTTCAGCTTTGGGAGTCTTAGGAGCAGGGGTAACAGAGGCTTCGGTAGTGGCAGGTGCGGCCTTAGGAGTTGCGGCTTTCTTGGCCTTCTTTTCCTTAACAGGGGCAGCGGCGGTCTCGGAAGATTCAACAACTGCAACAACTGCTTCAGATGCGGCAGGGATAGCAGCACGGACAGTTGCGAGTTCAGCCTGGTAGCGGCCTTTATCAGCAGTTTCGAGATCTTTGAATTCAGCCATTTGAGCAGGGGTCAATGCCTTCCAGGCTTCAGAAACAAATCGGGACAATTCACCGAAGGTAGCCTTGGGATGAGCAGCCTGGGAGATAGGGCGCTGGCGCTGAGTGTAGAAAGAAAAGGCAGTGCGAGCATGCTTGAGAGCAGATGCGGGATTGGCCTTGCGCTTCTCACGCTTAATGCGCTTCTGAATGTTTTCAATGGTGCGAGCACTGACGGTATTCCAACCATCTTCAAAAGAGAAGGAAAATTTCTCAGCAAGAGCAGAAACGAGCTTCTGTGCAAGCTTAAAAGTTACATCACTAGAACCAATTTGGGAAGTAAGAGACATCTTTGTATAGAATGTTTAAATTTGAGAATTTAAGAAAGTTGGAGAGTTGAATAGTTATCAGATTATACTTTGTAATAAAAGGATATCTTTAAATTCATTTTTTTACGCGACAAATTTTAATTATTTGAATGTCGAAATATTTTTACATTTAAAGAAAAACATTTTTTCACCTAAAATAAATATGAATAATTATAAATATTTATAATTAAATATTATATTTATTAATTTATCTTGAAAAATAAATAAAAATATTACAATACAATATATAGTATAATATAGTAGAATACATAATTACACAATTACAAAATGGTTTACAGTATGAAAAGTTTTAAACAAGGATTAAATAATTTATTTTCTCCAACAATAATAAATTTATTAGTCGCGTTATGTCTTATTATTATTGTAGCAATTACATATTTACAAACTAATAAGATTGAGTTATTTGAAGCTAGTTATATTAATTCTTTTATAAATAGATATATACAAAAATTTGCTAATAAATCAGAACAACAAAAAATACTAGATGCTCAAGAACAAAAAATACTAGCTTTATCACAACAAGTAACAGATACTATAAATCCTACTAAAAATATAAGTATAATTACAATATAAAATACTACTACAACTACATTACGATCTTAATATTTAGTAAAATGAAAGAAAAATATAAATTATATAAATTATATAAAATAAAAGAAATAGAAAAATATCTGTAATATCTATAATATATCTATAATATATCTATAATAAAAAATATAATATATCTATAATATAAGATTCTAGACCTAGTAAAATGGCAAATATATTAGATTTAGTAGCCATAATATTTATTATATTTCTATCATTCGTATTTTGTATGAGTAATAATCTTAATAATTCTATTAAAAATGGATACTCTTGTAATTTATCATATATTGTAATTGGGCTTTCAGTAATAGTATTCTACAAATTGGCATATTATTTTAAAATAAAAGATAAACTTAATATGCCTATGAGGATTCCTATTGCAACTCCTACAACTGTGAATAAAGAAAGATTTGCTGATAATAATGAATTAATGAATCAGTTTATTACAGGAGTATCTACAGATACAATATCTGGATCTCAAATTGAATCTTTGAATCCTACTCAATATACAGAATATACAAATAAACTTCAAACATTAATTGACTCTATAAATCAATTAAATTCTCAGATGACAGTATCTTCATCAGTATCAGCAAATACAGGTAATATAGATACTATGGATCTAGAATCTCAACAACAATATCAAATGTTTCAAATTGATTATCTAAATAAACAAATAAAGAATGCTCAAGATACTTTAAATGCAAATTCTATTTCTTCATCAGCAATAAATTATAAACCTATTAAAGTTTTTAGTAGCTGTATAGTTTCAAATGCTAACGGAGCTACAACAATTGATCAACCTGTATCTGGCTCAACTGGTTCAACTGGCTCTCCTAGTGGTCATAGCCAAGGTCTACCTTTATCACCATCAAGTTCCATATATGGTTCTCCTGCTAGTCAAACTATTCTTAATACTGTAGCTCAAGTTGCTCCTAGTTCATCACTCTCTGGAAGTAATAATGGTTTTATTTCTATGTTTCTCAAAAATTTAGTTTAATTAGTTTACTTTCAATATTTAACTTTCAATTATAAATATTTATTCATTTTTTATTCCTTTTTATTATCTAAAATATATAATAATAGTATACTAGAAGTAAATTTATTTATAATAATAAAAAGTTAATAAAAACTTAATAAAATATAAATTCACAATGGAAGTAGTTAAAAATAAAACAAACAAAACTGTATTGGTAATAATTTTAATATTAATGGTAGTTACAGGATTTATAATATATTTTATGTATTTAAAACCTGAAGCTTTCAGATCTCATAACAGTAATAGTAAAAATAATACAATAGAACATTTTACAGCATTAACTAAGACTTATACTCCTTTTGCATTAACTGATACTGATATTCCTACATGGGAAGTACCAGCTGGTATTAAAACAATTACATTTACATTAATTGGTGGTGATAGTTTTAATGGAACTAAAGGATACCAAGTAACAAAAACAATAACCTCTGGTTTTACAGCAAAAATAGCAACTACACCAGGTACAACATATAGTTTTTATGTAGGTTCTAATGGAACTTCAGCAACAGCAGGTGGTAAAAGTGGTGATGGTACTAAAACAACACTAAATGGTACAGCAGGTGGGGGTGGTGCCTCTGCTATCTATGATACTAGTACAACTCCACCAACTCTTATTATGCTTGCTGCTGGTGGAGGAACTAGTGGAGGAGGTCTTGGTATTACAGGTGTTACTTCAGGAATATTAGGAAGTACTGTTGTTCCTACACCAGCACTAGCATCATCACCATCAATTACGGTTACATATGATACTGATGTATCTGAGGATACTACTACTACATCCTCAGCTACTACTACTACCTCTTCAGGTACTACTACTACATCTTCAGGTACTACTACTACATCCTCAAGTACTACTACTACATCAGGTACTACTACTACACCTGCAATTACATATGGTCCCTGTCCTACTCCTAGTGCCGCTCCTCCGGCATCTATAATATCACGTTATTTTGGTGTAGGATTTAATATTTATCCTGTAACATCAACTAGTTCTGCTACACAATATTTTTTGGTTGAATATATTCCTACAGTTTATAATGGAACACTTGGAAGCATGTATGCAGTATCTGCAGATGGACTACTAACTATTAAAGTAAGAAATGATGCTGATCCTAGTCAGTGGTGGACTATTACAAAAATGCCAGATGATAGTAGAGGTTCTTATTATATTGTTCAACCAAATATGCCTAATACTACAACGAAGTTTGCACTACAATATGAAAATGGAAATTTGGCAATTAGACCTTATAATTCTACAGGTCTAGGTTATGAAGGTCAAAAGTTTAATACATCAACATCAGTTATTACAAGAGGAATCCCAGTTCTTAATAATAGTCCAGCAAGTTTGTTTACACCCGAATTTGATCCTTATTCAAGTTCTTCATCATATACATCAAATAGTCTTACTGAACAAAATTCACAACAAGTATCAGATGTAATTAATGCTGTTAAATCAAGTATTCAACAATATTTATCACAAATGGGACAATCTCAACCAAGCGGTCAAATATCTTCATCATCATTAGGAAATAAAGATTTACCCCTTAATATTAATCTTAAATTAAGTGGTAATCAAGGAGGTGTCTCTGGATTTGCTAATGTAGATGGTTCTACACCAGATAGTGATATTTTAAGTATTCTAGATAAATATGAAAAAAATGCTATAAATAATAGTGATAGTCAATCATATTATACACAATCTGATTTACAAAATCAATTAACAAGTTCTCAAGGATGCAAATTATTTAATATTAATGATTATACTAGTAATCGAGTGTCAACTTGTAATTGTAAATTATAGATAATAGATAATAGATAATAGATAATAGATAATAGATAATAGATAATTTTTTTTTAATGCTTTATTTCATCCTTTATATTTTAATATTTTAATAAATTTTAATATTTTTTAATTTTATATTAATATATTATAATAGTAATAATATAGTAATATATAGTAATAATTATAAAATAAGTATTAGTAATAAAAATGGAGATAACAACTACAAATGTACTTCTAATATTTCTTGGTATTATATTAATTCTATGTTTCATTTTAATGCTTATGGATAATAAAAATAGTCACATGAATAATATAGAAAATTTTGATCCTGTTATTGATGCTATTCAATCTAAGTTACAATCTGAATCTCCTGCTGAGCTTAAAAAAACAATATCAACACTTCAACAGCGTCTAATCGATTATGGTTATGCTCCAGATTTAAATAATTATGTAAAAAAAACTCAATTATCTCCTAATGATGGAAAATGTATTGTTGCTACAGCTGATGATAGAGATAAATTTGTAGCTAAGTCTGATGTACCTTCTCCAGGACCTCGTATTGATCTTAGTCAATATGTTAAGAAATCCAGTATTCCTCCTGCTACAGTATGTCCTACGGCACCTCAAATTGACTATAGTCAATATGTTAAAAAATCCACTCTACCTCCTAATGAAAAATGCCCCCCTTGTATTGCTCCTAAAGTAAAAGTTAGTGCAGGTCTCTGTAGGGAATGCCCTCCGGCTCCTTCTTGCCCTCCCCCTGAAAGATGTCCCGAAGTTAAATGCCCCCCTCAAGCCCCCTGTCCTACTCAAGTCCCTTGTGTCAAGTGTGACGAAATTCGTTATATTAAAGTACCAACTGTAATTACTAAAACTGTAATTGTAGATAGCAAGGGTTCTATTATTTCACAAAAAACTGATACTGCTACTTCTACTACATCATCTACACCAACCTCTACTGGAGTACCTACACCAACCACTACATCGTATACTCCTAGTATTATTAGTAATATTTTTGGACAAGCTAGTGCCTCAATACCATCTACTACTTTCCCAACTTTATCATCTATACCTAATACTACTCTAGCTCAAACTTTAGATGTTAATAGTGGTTCTAGAACCGCATTTTGTCCTACTGGTGATTTAAATAGTGAATTTAAAAGTTATGGTATTTATGGTCCTGAATAGAATATCTACATTATCTAGATCACTTTACGTTATTTTTTCCAATTTTATATATTATCTACGTTTAAATATAAAGTAATTTCAAAATATATCCATATATCTATATATCTATATATCCATATATCAATATATCATAATGCTAGAGTATTTAACTAATATTTATGTATTGCCTTTAATAGCAACTATTATAGGTATTTCAATTGTTTATCTATATGATAAATTTGAAAAGAAACAATATACTTCAGCAATCTACTTACGTATTGCTTTATTAATATATATTTCTTCATTTGGTACAATTTATTTTTCAAGATTAGATTTTGTTAGTAATAGTGGAATAGCTTCTACCATCTTTCAATCTGGAGGGGCTGGTAGTTCTAGCCCAGTAGATGTACAAAGTATGATGCCTCAAGCCAATGATTTAAAAATACATTTAGAACAATTTAAAACCGGTGTTCCAACTTTTTAATTGTATAAGTTTATCTTTTATTTATCTTTTATTTATCTTTTATTATGTTTTATTATGTTTTACTGTATCTATTTTTTTTCACACAATATATTAAATTATATCTAGCACAGCAATATAAAAATATTTATAAAATGAATAAACCTACGCCTACTATGATTAATGATATTAATACAAAAATTACAAAAGTATTTAATAATCCAAATATTACTTTCTTTATAATTATGTGTTTAATTCTACTTATTAGTTGTTATACATTTATAAATACACCACTTAGATATACAATTAGCTCATTTATATCTAATCCATTTATTATATTATTTGTATTAATATTTGTAATTATTCTAGGATTTTATAATATCAATATAGCAATTCTACTTCTATTATTATTGTTTATATCTTTATTTGGTTCTACAATATTTAATAGCAATAATATGAATGGTAATAATACTCGTAATAGTAATTCAATAGAAAATTTTACAGATGGTACTAATGAGGATGAAGATGATGATGACAATGAGCAGAGTGACGATGAAGAAGAAAATGATAGATTTACACCTAAAAATAATAAAAAATCTAATTCAGAAAAAATTAAGGAAGCCGAGGAAGAACAAGATGGAAAAATAGATAGTATTAAAAATGTTCTTCTAGGAACTGTTAATAAATTAAAAGAGGGGCCTAAAAATGAATTACAAAAAGGTATATTAGAAAATAAATTAACTATATATAAAAAGGAGAAACAAAATAATAAAAGTAAAAATAGCAATAGTAAGAGCAAATTCACTAATATTAGTAATAGCAAAGGAAAAGGTAAATCGAAAAATAACAAAGGTGAAGGATTTCAAACTGTTAAAACACGCACTTTTGATCCTACTAAAGAAGATGATACTAATTTACTAATTACAAAAGAAGTTTTACAAGATATGATAAATAGAATTGAATATGATTTTGAAAATAGCAAATATCTTAAAAAATATTTAAAACACCGTATAGAAGAAATCGTTGAAATGAATAAATTATTGGAAGATGACGATTAGTTTATTTATTATTTATTATTTTTTGCATTTTTCTTATATTTTTATATAATACAGCTTTATTTATTAGTATCTATTAGTATGTACTATAAATATAACAATGACTACAAAAAAAAGGAAAACTTACTCTAGCGATATCTGTAATGCTTCTAGCAATGTCTTAAAAAATAATATTGCATCAACAATATATAACCAATATGAAAAACATATTAAAGAAATAGCTAAACAATTTACTACTTCTCAGACACAACTTTTATCACAAATATTAAAACTAAAAGAAACTATGGATTTTACAATCGAAACTAAAGAAGTGCCTCTAGATAAATATAATCAAATACCACCATTTATAGAAATATTCAAATATTTACTGACCAAATCCGAGTTTCAAGACAAATTTACAACTGCAGAACAAAATGAATTAAATACAGTATTGAATAATATCAACCATAATACAATATATACATTCCTTGATAAATCTCCTTTAGGAAAAAAAATATCAAACAATTACTATTATATAGGATCTCATCTTAAAAAAGAACTCCTAGAGCATTTTCCATCTATAGAATTTCATAGCCTTCTTATAAATAGTTTTACTAGTTATAAAATTATAGAGGATTTAGAAAAAAATATAAAGAGTCTTATAACATTCACAGTACTCTGGAAAGGCAAGAGGATAGAAAACCTAGTATATATGTTCAAGTACGGTAATCACGGTAATCACGGTAATCACGGTAATCACAGTAGTCATAGTACTCATAACAACAATGTTGTATCTGGACAAAGTAAAAAAGGAACAAGGGGATCGGGATACAAAGATGAATACAAATATAAATATATGGGTACTGAAATAATTAAACGTATATTATTCTTTAATGAATTTTTAGGAATAGATACTCTACCTAATAGATTCATAGTATTTTTAACTAATAAGAAAAAGGAAATTGATGATAATGTAATGTCCCAAATGCATTTTAAAACCATCAATATTAATACTGCTGTAACAAATAGTCATGATATTATTATATATAGAGAACAGGAATTGCTCAAAAGTATATTTCATGAACAAATCCATTTTCACAACCTAGATTTTCGAGAGATACCTCAATCAATTATAGATTATCTCTTAAAAACTCATAACATAAATAAAAACAATGAATACTTACTATATGAATGTATGACTGAAACACTAGCTAATATATTGAATAATCTATTTTTAGTTAATTCTGTAAGCGAGTTTCAGACTAATCTGGTAAAGGAAATAATGTTTAGTACTTTACAAGTATCTAAGATATTGAAAGTTTGTGGCTATAAGAAATGGAATGAATTTGCTACTTTAGATATAGAAGGTAATCATAATGATGTAAAGACTCAATTTAAACAAGATAGCTGTGTATTTTCATATTATATTTTGAAATTATATATATTGTTGAATCTAGATACATATTTTAAAATTAATCTAGATAGTAAAATGAAATTTATACGAACAAATAATAATTTTACAAAACTTATAGAATTATTTGATAACGCTAGAACCAAAAATGGAAACCTAAAGGCAATTATGGATAGTTTGTTAGGCAAAAATGGTAGAAGTAGTTCAGGTAAAGGTTCTAGATCTAGTTCTAGAAAAGTAAGTAGTAAAAAAATAAATAAAACGTTAAGAATGACTTGTTTGGAAGATAATATATTTATGAAAAATGCAATCTAACAATATATAGATTTTAGATCTTTTCTAAAACTATTATTGTATCTAGATTATCATTAAGTAATTTATAAGATATATGTTTAATATTTTCAGTAGATATATATTCATTATATACTAAAATAATTTGAGATGGTGCATTAATACCTAAAACACTTAATAATTGCTGTACAACAACAGAGTCGTTAGGTTGTAAAACTACATTTTGCTTTTGTAATACTAATTTTATTGCATTGGGTTGTCCTTTATAATTATCTAGATTACTAATTGTATAAATAACTTGTAAATCATTAGTCGAGTCAGTAGTGCTAGGATTCGTAATTGTTAAATTAATAGCTCGTACTTGATTAAGCGCTGTTTGGGATGATCTACGTGATGTATCCATTGCAGTGGATTCGGTTGTTATATCATATCCCAGAGTAATACTTAAATTATCGAATGATAAAAATTGACCATTAATAGGTTTATATATTCCAAAGAACTTTTCCTCTAGAGCAGGATCAACAATATAAGTTGAAACATTAGGATTGAAGCCTTCAAACATAAGACTATCTCCATATTTATCATTATAATAATTATTAACCAAACCTAACCTTTCTTGAGGATAATTTGGTAGGGCATTAGATATAATCATATTAGTCTTAAAATCATTTTGATCTTTACTGTATAAAACAGGATTCAATGCTAAATCTATACTATTCATAACATTACTACGGTTTTGTAATCTATTATTTATTGATGTATTCATATCTGTAGAAATGCTATCTAAAGCATTTGCCCCATCGGCATATTTATTAATAAGAGATTTAAGACATTTACTATATTCTGGAGTTTTGGCGGAGACTGGGCATATTTGAGCAAGGGTTTTAGGTTGCCCGTAATTATTATTAACATCTAGATTTTTGCTTAAATAATTAAAATAAGCATCATTACAATTACGATATCCTAGAGTTTGAACAGCATAATTATCATCATAAACATTTTTACATCCTGGAATATCAGTTATATTTTTAATATTTTGTATTCCGGAAACATATGATGCAATTGGTAAAACGTCACTATATTTTTCTCTTAGAAGATATAAACGTATAATACAATAAAATGTAAAGATAATTAGGGCAAGAATCCAAAACAGAATTAAATATTTTGTTTTTATTGTAGTCATATTAGGTATGTTCTGTATATTACATATATTACATATATTATATATATTTTATAATTTTTATATTTTTTATTATAATTTATCTTTTATCTTTTATCTTTTATCTTTTATCTTTTATCTTTTATCTTTTATCTTTTATTTTTTATCTTTATCTTTATCTTTATTCTTAAAAACAAGTTGTGAAAGATTAATAATATTATTTTCTGCAGCAATATCAAGAATTTTCTGTCTAATAATAGGATTTGTACTATTATTAATTCGTGAGTATAGACATACTAATGAATTATTTAAAGTTAAATTATCATAAGCTAAAACTGGAGTATCTTTTATTTTTTTAATAAATTTATCTATATTATCTACAGATTCTATTATTTTATCTAAAATAATAGTATTTGAAATACAATTTCCTTTACTAGCTTGTAACATAGCATTAGTATATTCATTACCTGTTATAGATGAAGTGATTTTAGATATTGGTTTACTTGTAATTTCTTTTAATAATTCTGCAATTTTAGTAGTACTTTCTAAGGCATGAAAATCTTTAGCATCACTTTTAATTGGATCTAGAATCCAATTGAATTTAATAGCTATAGGATCCTCATATTTCTTAACTGTAACAGGACCTACTTTAACTTCGATAAATTTTAAATTATTAAGTAAATTTGATAATTCTTGAAATCTATTTGATAATAAAATAATTTTACCATCTGATTTTATAAGATTATTAAGAGATGAAAAAATTTTGTTACATTTACTTTCAGTTTCTTTACCTTGTGATGGACTAATATCCTGTATTTTAGTAATAACTAATGAAAGCTGAGCATCAGAAGTTTTTGGTTTTGTAGTATCTACTGAAGTACTTGAATATGTACCAGGTAAATATGTACCAGGAGTAGGTGTACCTAGTGCAGATGTAGTTATAGGAGTAGGTGTAAGACTTGCTGCATTTGCTGCAGCTTTTTTTTGAGCATCCGCAAGATCTTGTTTTAATTTTGTAATTTCACTATCTTTTGCTGTTCCAGCAGTTAAGGCAGCATTTAAATTGTCTGCAGCATCTTTAACGTCTTTTAGATCTTTATCAATTTCAATTGTAGCTTCTTTTTGTATAGCTTCATACCATTTTTTACTGTGTGTAGCAATAAAATTAGGGGCAGGGGCAACTGGAAGGGGAAATCCAAGATCAGGAATCTTAAAATTGGTACAATTAGCTCCCGCTCCTACACATTCAACAGCAGTAGGATATTCATTTAAATTACCTACAACAATAGGTTCATTAAAAGCATTTTTATCTACAGGAACAGCAGTATTATGGTCAATTTTATCATCATTTAAATATTGAAATATTGTTTTATTTTTATTTGCAGCTGTAGTTATATATCTATAATAATTATAAAATAATTTAACACTATTTAGACAATCGGGATTAAGATTTAAAAGATAACCACCTTTTACACCATATAAACCATAATTTAATAATGAATTATAGTTCTTAGTAACATATATTAAAAATAATTCATTCATCTGTTTACTATTATTACTTAAAAAATCATTAATATTATACTCTAATTTATTAAATAAATTCTTTGTAGTATCATGATATTTCCATTTATCAAATAAACTTATTAATATCTCATACTCTTTATAAGGTTTATCTTTGTCTGGTGCTGGTACATTATCTAATAATTTTTTTAATTTATAATAACATTTAATTGAATTTCTAATATTTAAAAATGTAATTTTATCTATTTCAGGACCAACATTTATATAATAATCAGGAGATTCTAGACTCATTCCAGCCGGTGGAACAGCTTCAAATTGATGTAATATTCCATCAGAATAAAATAAATACACAAATATTAGCCATATATAATAGAAATTATCTAATATTTGACTAATTATATTAACAGGATAAATTTTAAATAAATTATATTTATCAGTGCGTTGCAAATTTTTATATACATCTTCCATCATTTCAATTATATTTTTAATTTCTATTTTCCATTCTATAAAATCATAGCCTTTATAAGTTGCCATAATTACAGCATTAGTTGCTAAATCAGCAACTGCTGGAGCTCCTGGAGCTCCTGGACCTATTTCTTGTGTATTATTATCAGCATGTTTTGGTAATGCACCTTGTGGTCCATAAGGATTACCACTACCAGGTGTAAAAGCTCCTCTTCCCCTTCCCCTTCCCCTTCCATATCCAGGAATTATATTTTTTCCACGGGTAGGATTAGGATTACCTGCAGCTCCTCCACTCATATTTAGAATTTTCATTCTTTTAAAATTTTCTCTATTTACACCTCTCATATTACTATAATTATTTACTAATCCATTACCTCTACCATTCCCATATGTATTATAATTATTATTACTATTACTATTATTACTTATTCTACCACCGCCTCCTAAGTTTTTAGGTGGCTTAAGAGCAACATCAAAAATATCATAATATTCTTTTAATTTACCAGTTATATAATTCATAGCGTTTGTTGTAACAATAGAATCCATAATTACATTAGTAGCAGGGGTTTCATTATAAAATTCACCTCTTATTTTATTAACAGTTGTACCAATTAGATCTAAAAGTTTAACAATTTTATCAATTTCATTTGCAGATTGTTTCATAAATTCGGCCTCTACAGGTTTACCAGATGTAGTATATAAAGTTAAATAAATTGTAAGGATACCATTTATATTTTCTTTTATTGTAGCCATTTCAGATTGAATATTTTTAATATTATTAACCATTTCATCCATTTTATTAAATATTTGTTTATAGGAAGTACTCCATTTATCTAAATCATCCTCTTTACTTGATATAGTATCAGATAAATTCGTATGTTGTTCTTTATAACTCTCCGCCTCTGATAAAAATTTATGTATTTCATCAACTTTATCTTCCTGTTCCTTAATATAACCTTTAGTTAAACGAACAACTTCATTATAATCATTCTTATATTGCTCATAATTTTTAATATCTTTTTTATAATTCTTACCAAGTTTTGTTTTATCTTTTATTGCAATAGCCTCATCATATTTATCTTTTAAACCTTGTACTTTCGTTTTAAAATCAGAAAGATTACTAAATTTTCCTACTAATTTTTCAAATTTAGTAGTATCTTTTTTAAATTTAGTAGTTAATTTATTAAAATGGGGTATTTCTTTGCTTATATTTTTATTACCTTGATCAAGAGTTTTTTTAATTTCAGTAAATTTATGGGTAATTATTTCTAATTTGTGTTTAATTAGGTGTTTTTTATCTTCTTCGTATACAGTACTATCATTAACCAAATTTAATATTGTTGATTTACGTGTTGTCGACATAAATTCAGATACTATTTGCGCTTTATCTTCACTCCATTTTTTAAATAAATTACTCTGTATCTTATAATCATTAAAAGTTTGACTCATTTCTTTTTCTTCTTTCCTAAGTTTTTTAATAAGATTATGAAATTTATACATGCTATATTTATGTTTTAAATAATTAAATACAAAACCTCCTCTATGTATATTTAGCTTAGTACCCTTATGATAATTAGTATTGGTATTAAGTTTAGTATTGTTTGAATATACATATTTTTTTGATTTATAATATTTATTTTTTTTAATTAAATTACTATATTTTTTATTATGTTTTCTAATTATATTACTGCTTTTTTTAGTTATATGTTTATCATTTTTTTTAGTCTTACCCATTTGTAAATTATTATATAATCTAGAAATATCTAATCTAGAATTATATAATCTAGAGATATTACTTATATTACTTATATTACTTATTTACAATATAATAATATAAAAATCTAGAAATAAAACAACATAAAGAATAATTATATTTTATAAATTATGAAAACATCATAAATATATAGTCATATATACTCATATATATATAGTCAAATATATAGTCAAATATATAGTCAAATATATACTCAAATAAAATTGATTATACAAACCTATAAACATATACATATATAATCATATACATATTCATACATAATATAAAATGGCATTAACTCTATCTGGTAATGTATTGTCTAAAATATCATTTTGCGATAAGCAATGTAGTAATGTTAATGATAATAAATTTAAAGCTCAAGTAATCCAAAATCTTGATACTAAATATAAAATACAGGTTGTAACTAGAGATTACAATATATTAAATCCTAATATTCTTCGTAATGTATCGTATCATCAGCATATATTGTCTACATATACTAATGGAAATCCTTATATGTTGTATTTAACTAAAATTGATGATGTTAATTGCGCATTATTTATTGATAAAAAATTAAAGGATGGTTATACATATCCCAAAATGCATTGTGTTAAATATAGATTTGCCGATGAATTATTTGAAAAAGATACTATATTTACTGGAGAATTGGTTCGTGACCTGGAGCGACGTTGGTTTTTCTTGATTGATAATATTTTACTTTATAAAGGTATGAGCACTACTGATAAGAATATTCTTAGTAGATTTGAACTGATTCATAATATTTTGGTGAATGATTATAAGAGTGATAAATATTTGGAAATATGCCCCTTAAGTGTTAAGAAGCTATTTTTATATAAAGATATTAAAAAACTGGTTACTGAATTTATTCCTAATCTGTCATATATGTGTAAAGGTCTTATATTTTATACACTAAATAATAAGCATTCTAATTATGCTTATATAATCCCTAGAGATGCGCAAATAGAGATAAAAACTAGTGGTGAAATTGATGAAATAGTTCAGGATAAATATCCGGAATTATGGGCTAAGAAACATTCTATGGCTAATGAAATTATTCCGAACGATCATATTGAAAATGAAAAATTACATAGTATTAATAGTAATGATAGTAATGATAGTAGCGATGAAACGAAAGGTACATTACCATCTACCCCTTCTGCAACCGCAAGCGCAAATGCTATATCTACTGTTGAAATAGAAAAGGATAATGTGGTATTTAAAGTTTTAAAAACCGAAATCCCAGATATCTATAATCTATATTGTATTGATGAAAAGCGAAATCTAATGAAACATTCTATAGCATTAGTACCTAATATTAAGATCAGTCATTATTTATATAATACATTTGGATCTAATCCTAATAATTTGGGAATGAAGATAGAATGTAGATATTCGAAAGTATTTGAAAAATGGACACCTATAAGATTTGTTGAAAACGAACCTTTTAATAAATCTAAAATTGAAGAAATTGAAGAAAGATTGAAAAATAAGGAATAGAATGTATATTTTATGAGTTACATACGAATACCATAAGTATTAAATAAATCATTGGTATATTTTCTCTCACGACCTATATTAGCAGGATTGCCATAATATTGCCCTATTCTCTTTTGATATGGATGTCTTCTAATTCTATTATTATTAATTTTTAAATCATCATTTATATAATATTTATTACGTGCATTTATACCATAATTAATATCACTTAAATAAGCAAATTTCATGCGTCCATCATTAGCTGGGTCATTATTACGTGATATAAATTTTTCATATTTATTCATAGTATTATCCTTCCATACACATATAACTAAAAAAATAAATAATATACATATAAATAATAAAATTATATGATTTGATAACATTTTTAATTTATTTTATTTACTTTATAATTAGACATTTTTATTAGACATTTTTATTAGACATTTTTATTAGACATTTTTATCATTCAATAATTTATTTTATATTTACTATTAATGGTATTGTATATGTATTTTTTTTTGTATCGAAATAATCAGTTTTTTGTATTGTTCGACTCCAGACTGGTTTAGAATTACTGACATTATCATTATATAACTCTATTTTTAATCCATCCAATCCAGAACCTATAGAATTACTATATATTTCAAGTAATGATAAATCAACAGGATTAACATTATCATATTCCCATATACCACCTCTACTTTCATTATTTGATATAGCACAATAAGACCAATCAGTACCACCTCCTAAACTAAATTTATTCCAATCAGGATTAGATACATTAAGTGGTTGTGCAGAAAATACTTGTTCAATAGTTCTACCTGAATTTTGATTAACTATTTTAAGAGCATTTGTAGCATATTGATTACCAGATACACTATTCATATATACTTTACTAGTATCTTTATTTATTATTGTACCATCTTTGGCAAACATAAATATTCCAAAAAGACTTATCTTACCTCCTGGTGGTGTTGTTAATGTTAATCTATTTCCTTTTTTAGAATATAATTTAGCTGTTGATTTTTCTATTACTTTACTAGATTTATCAATTATATCCATTTGAGGACCAAAACTAGAAATAAAATTAAATGTTGTAGCATTATCAATATCATTTTCACTAACCTTTGAAAATACTGGACTATATTTATAATTAGCTTTTTTACCATCAATAGTTTTATCTAAATCTATAGTACTAAATTGATTTTCACTTGTTAATGGTTCTAGACCAAGATATAAATATTTACCATTCGCAACATTTTTCAATTTCATAAATCTTTTATCTGGTTGTAATACAATTTGCCATTGTTGTCTAGGATCTTTTCTTGATAATACAACTGATTCAACACTTATAGGAGAACGTGTATTAGGTTTTAAGCTATTAAAAACTTTAACTCTTGGTATAGGTGGTGGTGGTGGTATACGAGATCCTCCTCCTCCCATGATAAATATATATACTTAATATCTACTAATAGCAACTATTATTTTTTTATGTATTAAACAAGAAAAAGAAAACAAGAAACAAGAAACAAGAAAAAGAAAACAAACATAAGAAATCTATATTAATACTCATATTCATACTCATATTCATAAAATTTTTTATTCACTAATATAATTTATATTCCATGACACAATTCTAGGATCATCTGAAGTAACTATTGTTATATTATCACTATCTTCATCATATCCAATATATTTGTCATTATTATTATATATTTTTGCCAGTCCTTCTTCATTCTCATTAATATACCAAATAGTATCTTTATGATTTTTTATAAATTTATCTGCTATTACTTTTTTATCATCAATCTTACAAAATGCACTAGTAATATTATTTGCAATTTTTTTGTTATTATCATTTTCATTATCATTATTAGTAGTCTCTTCATTTAAATTATATGAAATATCTACAAATAACTCATTTCCTTTATTTAATGATAGAATATTAGTATTATTATCATATAATATAGTTTTACCATTTGGATGAGATAATGTATATGTATTTAAAATAGGAGTAGATGTAGATGTATCAGGTTGATCTTCAAAATTAGATATACTATTACTTTTATTTATATTATTATCATCATTTGTTTGTAGAGCATTTTGAAATTTATCTGCTCTAGCGTTATAAGATAGAACATTATAAATATTTGTTTCTTCTCCTCCATAATGAATTATATAAAAACGACGCCCTGATCCTTTATGAACTATAATTCCTTCTGGAACTAGATTTAAGAAACTAAATATACTATAACGTGGTTCAAGTTTATAAGGGTGACCATTCCATCCTATACCTAATTTACTAAATTCTTTCTGTACATCTTTAGTAGATGGACTATTTTTAGAACCTTCCAAACAAGATTTCTTTAATCTATAAAATGGTCTTTGATAATTTACTCTAAAATTATAATAGGCATTTTCAGCATTACCATCTCTACCTTCATTATGGTTTGGATTCTCTAAAACATATTGAATACGATCGTTATAGTAATTTCTCCACCCTTCTTGAAGAGTACCATTAGTAATTTCTTCTACACAATCTTCAGGAACACACCTTATATTACCACCACCAATATAATCACCCATGGTAACATAACCTTTAGGTGCCTTACCAAAATATTGGTAAACACCATTGTCATGATCTATCAATTGATATTCAGGTTCAACTACATCACCAGCTACTAATATTGTTGTTCTATCTGGTCCATTTTGAGTACCACCACTATTATATTGAAAATCTCCAACTCTTGTAATACCACTGCTTTTACTCATGTAACTTCTATAACCATCTATACTTTGAATAATTTGTCCTACTGGATAATAAGTATCCCCATCATATTCAACTGGTTTTGCTTCCCACCAATTAATATTACCAGAGTTATGTTGTCCATTACCACGTGAACCTCCATCATCTCTTAAAAATCTATAATCATTGGAATAAATTACTTTAATACGTGGTTCTGTTTTAGGTTTATTAGGCATTTTGGCACTATCATATGTAGAACTAGACCTACATATTTCCGCTTTTAAAGGTCGAAAATTACGTGTAATGCCCCAATAATAAACATCATATTTTTGTATTTCGTCAAATGGACTAGTACCAGTCCAAATTGTTTTTTCATCTCCAAATTCATCAGTAAACCAAAGTCCAGGTGGATCAGTAGCATTATAGAGTAATTCAAACCAATCTTTCCATATACTTTTCAAATAATTAACAATATTTTCAATAGGTTTATTTTCATTTGATAAATTACCTACAATAACTTGATATTGTCTACTCCCCGCCATTGATTGTAATCTAGTATTAAGATAAGTATTAGGAAATTTTTGCGTATCTTTATCTAGAATACTTTTATTACCTTTTGATGTATATAAATCATCTATATATTGAGTAAGGGCTTGAATTAGATATGCTTGTGATGATGAAATGCTACATTGTCCTTGAATACCATAACCACCCTTCTCTCCAGAAGGACCCCTTAAACCAGTAGGTCCTTGTTTAGTTCTAACTACCGACCAGAAATATCCTAATATGAATACATTAAGGAATGTAGTCCAGAGAATTGTATATATAGTCCATGTTAAAATTAGTTGCGGTAATAATACTATACCTTCGGTTATATAAAGTCCGAAAAGTACATATATACAAAATAGTACTAATATAAAAAATATCCATAAGGCTTTCATTCCTGTATATTTTATTACTTGTATATACTAAAGAAAATAAAGAAAATAAAAACAAAAAAATTAACTAACTAACTTCAAATATGTATACTTATTGCATAATAAAATATTGATATTGAATATTTCTAGTATCTGATTCTGGAACTAATGTAAAAAGACTATTTTTATAAGTTAATATATTTTTTGTTTCATGATGCTGTAATTTACATTCGTTTTTCTTATTTCCAGTAAATATTATACTAAATATTTGACCAGTTTTTAATTCATCACATTCTGACATTTTTACTTCTACACCTTCGTAATTTATACAACTATTATTAACATTAAGTACATAGGCATTACTTATAGCATTAGGTATGAGTTTACCATTTATATTTAATTTTGTAAAGGAATGGACAAGTACGGGATTAGTTTTAAGATTAAGATATGACATAACACTATATTTTGCATCTTTTTTAGGTGATGGTATATAGCCCTTACCTACGCGATTATCTTCAGGTGAATCACTAGGTATACCAGTATCCATACCAATTTGATACCCAGAGTCATATTTAGTATTATCTAAAGTATAAAAACTAGCATTAACATCAGATGCTGGTATATTAGTATTATTATTTCCTATTACTGCCCTAAATAGATTATAAGCATTGGTTTCTGATGATGTAACATAACTTCCAGAATTTGGAGCAAAACCTACAAGAGTTACATTAGTTGGCATATTTGATCCAATAGAAGACCATAATTTATTGCCATCAGTTCTTTTCCTAATAGCAATACTACTGGGAACACATCGTATAGGTGCACTATCTCCTGTAAGAGGAGGACTACTGGTAAAAGTAACAACATCTCCTAATGCAACATAATTTGATGGTGCAATAGGTCTCCAAATATAAAATTGTTTAGCTCTATATCTTGTATAATATTTCCATATTAATTCATATCCAATAGGTCCTTCAAGGTCTCCAGATGCAATTATAGTTTCTCTAGCAGGCCCTTTATTACCATATGGCATTGTAATTGTTCCTACTTTTCCATTAACATATTCAGCATCACGATATCTTGATGGTCCTACAGCAATATCTCCCAAAGGATAATATACCGCTCCTTTATATGTAAATTGTTTAGCACGCCAGAAGCTAACATTATTACTTGCTCCAGAGCCGCTATCATCACCAATAGACTCAAATATATTACTATTAGATGTTTTAATAATAATACTATTTGTCGATCCCTGATTAGGTGTATTACCATTTGAACTTAAATAACAACTTTCACTAACGAGTGGTCTATATTGTTTACCCATTCCCCAATAAAATATATCATATTTCTTTAATTCATCAAATGGATTATTTGTTAACCAATCGAAATCCGATTCGGCACCTACATTTTCAAAATATGCAGAGCCGCCAGCATTATATATAAGATCAAACCATAATTTCCAGATATCTTTAACATAATTAATAAGATTATATGGTCCATTATAAGGTGATAATTGCTTAAATTCATCAGATCCACACATTTGCCGAACTTTGCTTTTTATATAAATATTATTTAAATTTGCGGAAACACCTTGTCCCCTCGATTTTAATTCATCTGTTATTAATTTAAGAACTTGGGTTTCACATATGCCATCACGGCAAGCAGGATCACAAAGACCAGTATCTCCTTTATTTCCTATATCACCTGAAGGTCCTGGTAATCCAGGTGGTCCTTGTTTATTTCTCATAGTTAAATAATAATTACCTACTAATACAATATTAATAAATGTTACAATAGTTATAATATATAACATCCAGAATAATATATATATAACAAAATCATCTATACCTTTACTTACTTCTAAACCAATACCTATTAATATTATTATACTAATTACGGCAATAAATATAATATAGATTGTCTCCATTTTATTCACTATATATTACGTAATATATATTATATGTAATATCTATTATATATTATTGATATAGATATTTAACAAAGCTATTTAACAAAGTAAAATGAAAAGAAAAATGAAAAAATAAATTTATATTACATATACTCATCCATACTCATCCATACTCATCCATACTTAATTAAATGTTGCAGGATCATTACATTCATTAGAGTCATTTAGACATACACTTATTTTATTCATAAAATCAGATTCAGCCATAGTGGTACTATATGCAATTTGTTCTAACATATTTATTTGAGCATTAATAGGTTGGGCTTGGTCATAAGTATCTTGTGATTTTCCACAACTAGCTAGACTAGGTTTGTCTAGACAGTTTACAGGTATATCATACATTTGATTAGCAATATTTAGTATTTTTGTTCTAGCATCTAATATTTTGCAGGAGGAACTGCTAAAACTACATTTCCCAGAGGCACCTTTTGCTCCTACTGGCCCTTTATCACCCTGAACACCTGGAATACCTGGAGTATTACGTAATTGAATGTAATAAACTATTGATAAATATATATTTAAAGCAGCTAGAAACAATAATGCTAGAATCATATAATAACTAATACGATATTTCATATCTTGAATCATAAATGATATGCTAAAAAATATTATAAATATGATTAGAATTATTAATAAAGTAGTTAAATCCATTTTGTATTTATAATAAACTATAATAAACTATAATTTAATGTAATATATACTATATTGTAAAAAGATAAAAAACAGATAAAAGAAATAAATAATTAATAATAACTTTGTATCTAGATCTAGATACATCTACATACATCTACATAAATAATTGATTCTGGAGACCACAATAATCAGATTTACAAACAGCCATTTTGCAATTTCTACAAGTAGCAATACTATTATCTTGTAATTGTATAGTTTCATTAGATTCACTATTTAGGTCAATATTTTGATTACCAGATGGTGCATTTTTAAACAATATGTTATTTTGATTAGCTACAGAATTTAACATCATAGGATTACTAAAATCTTCTCTAATAATGAGATTTGAATTATCATTATTAACACCCTTATTAAGGATATTGTGAAATAACTGGGCGCTCTGAAAACAAGATTTACTAGGGTCAGAACCATAATTAAGGCAATCACGGGCGTCAATTTGGTCACTGGTCAATTGTGGGTAATGCGCTTTTGAAAATTCTAGTAAATATGGGTCTATTTCATTGGCGCTTAGCTTAGTTCCATCTTGGTCTAGATATTTATCAGCATGGGTTTTATATTCCGTATAAGTAATAGGTTTATAAGGATTGGATGTTGCGTATTGTATATAGTTAAGCTTGGAAAGTAGAGTTTGAGGATCTAGACCATCTAAAGGTAAAGCATCTTTCTCTTCAGTAATACCTGTTTCACCAGTAGTAACCTGTTTCTTAAAAATACCATATTTAGTATCTTCTAAATCTTGTTGCCTTGCAAACTTAACATTTATGGCACCCGCAGCACCTGTGGTCACTGTGGTCCCTGTCATAGTAGGCATTATATTTCCTATAGTACTTCCTACAGAATTCGGTTGTGAATTAGGATTAGGAATATTTTGCTTTCTACTAAATAACTTTTTACCACCAATTAAATTTGTGTATAATTCAATAGGTATAAATATACAAAGTATTAATATAGCAATTTTCAAATAAGATTTAATATTAAGTAATAAACCTATTGAAATACCTATTACACTAGAAATTATTAGAAAGAAAAATAATAATAAATAATCCATTTTTTATATTTATTCTATATATATTTAGAATATATATTTTCAGAAATTAATATTAATATATAAATAATTAAAAATCAAAATTAAAACAAATATAATATTCCAGAGTCATATAGAGTCATCTAGAACCATCTAGAACCATCTAGAATCATATATCACTATCATCTACATCTAATTCTACTTTTTTTAATCTGGACAGAGCCCCTTGAATATCTCCCAAAGAAGGAACCTTTAAACCATTGCTATTATTTTTATTAATTTTATTTAATATTTTATCTTTCATTTCTTGAGAACTATTACTATCATCTTTATCTTTTTCAACTTTCTTCAATTTAAATCCGCCAGTAATATTTTTCAATAAATCTAATTGAATGCTTGGTCTAGCAATAGATAAGCTAGGTAATCCAGATACTCCAGATACTCCAGAACCATCATTTGCTTTCGGTTTAACATAGGGACCCAGTTTAGGATTGCTTATATAATGTATAACGGTTACATATGGTGTTGTATCTGGATAATCTATATATCGGTCATCTAAATTTAAGAGGGACATTTTTTGTTTAACTGCTTCCTTAGGAATACCCATTTTTAACATTTTAAAAAACATTGTATATTCTGGAACTTGACCAACTAATAGGCTTGTTTTTTCATCAGTCTTAAATTGTTTAGATACATCTTGTAATTTAATTGTTTTATTACTATTACCATCATTATCAAATCCCATAAAATCTATAGGATCTAGAATATGAGAATTCATAACTCTAGAAGCATACATAAATAAATTCAATCCCCATTTACCCTTTTTAATCCATATGTTCTTGACCCAGATTATAGAAATTGCATATGTTGGTACAGGTATTTCCCAATTAAATAATAATTTACTCTTCTTAGAATCATCATTTAAAATACATTTACTTACATTCATATTTATAGGTACTATTAATCTAGATACAGGATTAGAACCATAACCATTTTTTAAAATACTATTCATATTACTCTTTTCAATATTAAGAGATAAACGTCTTTTTATAAGTTTATATATATATGTTTCCAAATTGGAAACCCATGTTTTAAATTCCGATACTTCTTTATCATTTTTCTCATTATTAAAAGATAATTCCAAAAAAGGTTTTTCATTGAAATAAACCATACTATTAGGAATAAACATAAGAGGTGTTTGAATTATTAATTTAGTTTTATCATCTATTGCATCTTGACGCTTACTATCTGTTTCTTTTGGTACAGTAATATTTTCTGATGATATAGAAGAATTACCAGTAGGATTAATATAGTAAATATTAGTTAAATGATAATTACCATCCCCGCCTAAAGAATAATTAAATGTTTTACCTAATTTTATATTCTTATTATCTATTTGTGATATAGTTCTTACTTCATACGTCATCTTGTATGAATATAACTATATCTAGAACTAATTATCTCTAGATATACATATGATATAAAAATATATGTTTATGTAGAAAATTAGAATTATAATTATGTATTGTATTTATACTAATATGAATACTAATACAAATACTAATAAAATGTTAAAGCTTCTGGAGGTGGTGGTAATCCAGATTGTAAATTAGCTTTTGCTATTTCTGAATTAATTTTATTTAAACGTTTTGTTAGATTATTTATACGTAGTTGATTATCCATAGCAGGATATCTTATATTAGTATTCATATTTTGATATACTGAATTTACAACACCAGTAAGATAACTAGTTGTTGCAGGAGTTGTTGTAGTAAAATTTTCATAATTATTCATCATATGATATTTAGATCTTTTAAATATACCAAGAATACACCCTATTATTAATACTAATACTGTTACTAATATGTATAACATTACCTTATTTAATTCCATTCTAGAAATATACTTATACTTATAATATAAATACATAAAAAAATGATTATATCAATACATAAAAACAAATTATAAAAATAAAAAATAAAAAAAATTATTTAAAATTCTGGTGGGCTATTTTGGCAAAAGTTAAAAACTTACCCGTAGGGATCAAGGGAGCTCGAGGGGCTGAAGCCCTCGTTATCCGCAATGATAAGTACAGCTAACTATCAATGACTTATACATTACACCATTATATTCTACATTTTCTGGTATAGTAGCCCAATCTATATTAGTAGTACATTTTGCTACTGTATATGAATGTAAAAAGTCATCACTCTGGAGAGCACCATATCCTTTTATTGGACAACTTGTAATATAATTATTATTTTGAATTTCTCCTGCATAATTACTTATTAATATACCTCCTTCACCCAGAGAATTAACATAATATATATTAGTATTACTTATACTATTCATTTCAAAACCACAATAAACTCCATATACTGTTTTATCATTTGTAAAAGATGTTGGAATTACACTTACAAGAGTATTATTAATATCTATATAACTAACATTACCGGTTGAGCACATAATCATACCTTCTATTAAAGGATTTACAGTATCTATAATTATGGAATTATCTATAGTAACCTGATGCGAACCTGTAAATGGTGTATAGTTATTAGCTAGGATTTTACCTAATACTACTAATTTAGTATCAGTTATTGTAATATTACTGCCTATATAACTATCTGGATCAAGTGTTCCAATACCTACTGTACCAGTAATAAAATCACCACCTACTAAAATATTACATCCTCCATTACTTGTAGTACTGGTACTTTGTATAGGAACCAAACCACTATTATAATAGATTGTAAATTTATTAGAATATTCACTAAGAATAACAGGATCAGGATATGGTAATGGGTCGGTATTATAAGGGTTTAATTCAAATCCTATAAATGTATTATTATTACCATTATTTGATTGACCTACATAATTTCCTAAATACGAATTAAAATTACCTAGTTCTGGATTAACATTACTACTATTATTATAAAACCCACTATTTAAACCCGCAAATATATTATTATAACCGGTATTGTTATAATAACCACTAAATTCTCCTAAAAACAGATTAGTGTTACCTAATATATTGTTAGCTCCAGCACTACTACCTATAAACGAATTTTTACTACCAGTAGTAGTACTTAATCCAGTTAAATTACCAATAAATATATTATCAAATCCTTCAGTATTATATATTCCATCTCCAGATCCAATAAATATATTTCCATCTGCATTATTATTTAAACCTGTGTAAAGTCCAAGAAATATATTTTTTTCACCTTTATTATATTGACCAGATTGATAACCTAAACTTATATTATTTGAAGAATTAATGGATGTATTTGAGCCTGCTTGAGCTCCAATATATATATTATCATTACCTGTATCATTATTATAGCCTGCTTCTGTTCCAATAAATATATTTCCACTACTTCTATTACTAGTAGCAGAGTAACCTGTATTGAATCCTGCATGATATCCTAAAACAATATTATCATTCCCAGTAATATTATTATATAATGATTCATAACCTAGAGATAAATTATTATTACCATTTAGATTATTATATAATGAATCATAACCTATTGCCAAATTATTTATGCCAGTAGTATTTTTATATCCACTTTCATATCCTATAAAAATATTATTGTCTGCCGTATTTAGATTACCTGCACTGTTACCTATTATAATAATATTACTGGAATTACCATTTGACATAGCATTAGCTCCAATAACAACACTATTAAGACTATTTGTAGCTATTATTGCTGAATTAGAACCTAGAAAAATATTATTGACTCCTGATGATAAAGCATGACCAGCGTTACTACCTATAATTGTATTTGCACCTATAATTCCTGATCCATTACATGAGGTCCCGGCCTCACTTCCAATTATAACATTATCATTACTGATTGTATTACTTTTACCAGTCTCTAGACCTATAAATATATTTCTAATTCCGAATGTATTATTTTGTCCAGCATTAGTACCTATGAATATCTGATTATCTTCTTGTATTTTTTGACCTGCTTCAGTACCTAATATAATATTATTATTATAGTTATTACTAGTTTGTAGTCCTGCTACATTCTTACCTATTAGAATATTACTTGCTCCAGTTTGATTATTAATGCCCACATTTGAACCTATAGCAATATTATATATAGATGAACTACTATTGCCATTTAAACCAGCATTAGTACCCAAATATATATTTTGAATTCCGGTTGTATTGTTTTTACCTGCTTTATCTCCAATGAAAATATTTTCTGAACCAGTTGTATTTTCTAGGCCTATATCATGTCCTAAAAATACATTATTATCACCACCATTATTAGATTTATAACCTATTCCAGTTGTATCAGATGTAGTAGTTCCAATAAATATATTATGACTAGTTGTACCATCAGACCCTGCGTTTTCACCTATGAATATATTTTTAGATCCTGAAATACTAGAAGTACCAGCATTATATCCCATAAATATATTTCGATAGCCATTATTATTACTAGTTCCTGCTTCAGTACCTACGAAAATATTATTATCTCCGGTCTGCTCTCTACTTGAATTTTTACCGGCCCCTGTAGATTTACCAATAAATATATTATTAGTACCAGTTTTATTATTGATTCCAGATTTATATCCTAAAAATATATTATCATTAGCTATTGAGTTATAACCAGTTTGATAACCTAATTGTATATTATTATAATTATTTGTAGATTTATATCCAGATTCTTTTCCTATATTAATATTGTTAGATCCACTGATATTTTTATTTCCTGCATTATTTCCAGAGTGTATATTATTATCACCAGTTTGAAGACTGAATCCTGAATAAGGACCTAGCAAAACATTATTAGAACCACTAATAAGATTAAATCCTGTCTGATAACCCAAAATAAGATTATCTGCTCCGGTTGTTAAGCTGGCTCCGGAATTACTACCAATCAATGTATTTCCATTACCAATTGATATTGCCTTTCCAGATTTATAACCTAATAAAGTATTATCGCTACCACTAGTTAGCTCACTTCCAGAACTGGAATTTGATGTTCCAGAACCCAAAATAACATTACGGGATCCATCTGTTAATTTAAAGGCGGAATAGGGACCAATTGCAATATTATATTCACCTGTTGTACTTGCTCCAGCAAGACCCGCAGATCTATAACCCATAAACATATTGAATTCTCCCGAAACATTGGAACCTGCTTGATAACCAATGACAAATGCTTCTGTACCAGTATAGGAAGTCCCGGCTTCATAACCAATTAAAATAGCATTATTAGACGTATAGGAATTACCGGCTCCAGAACCAATAATAACATTTTGACCATTGGTTTCTATTGATGCAGCTGTATTTTTACCAATCAAAACATTATCAGATGATGATGATATTGATGTACCTACAGAAGAACCTATTATTACATTATTTATAGAAGAATTAGAATTATAACCTGCGCTAACACCTATATGAATATTATCATTACCAGTTGTAAGAGCACCTCCTGTGGAATCAATAGCTATATTACTAATGGTATTATTAGTGCTACCAGAACCAATCAGAATATTTCTAGATCCGGTGGTCAATGATGCCCCCGCTTCATTACCAATTACAGTATTGAATGATGCGGTGGTCTCGGTGAATTCAGAACCAGCACTAGACCCCGCATTATTACCCAGATATGTATTACAATCTCCAGTATTATAATATCCAGAATTTGTACCTAAATATGTATTTGAAATACCGTTTGAATTATAATAGCCGGCATAATTACCAATAGAAACTATACCATTTGACATATTAGTATATCCAGATTGCTTTCCTAATAATAGATTATCATTTCCAATAACATTATTCATACCTGCTTCATAGCCTACATATGTATTATCAATTCCTGTATTATTATCAGTTCCAGAATATGATCCAATAAATATATTATTGTCTGTTGTAGTAGTACCTATTCCAGAACTCTGTCCAATAAATACATTTAAATTACCAGTAGTTAGTGATTCTCCACATTCACTACCTATCATAATATTGCCAATGCCATTAGTCATCGAATTACCGGAATTGTATCCAGTTATTATATTTTCGGAACCAGTAGTCATATTTATTCCCGCATTGGAACCTGTAATAGTATTATAGTCTCCTGTAGTTAATGAGTGCCCAGAAAAGGAACCTACTAATGTATTATTATTGGCAGTAGTAATCTGAGATCCAGAATAGGAACCTAGAATAGTATTATATGATGCGCTAGTAACATTTGAACCAGCGGCAACACCTATAATTAAATTATTGATTCCTGTAGAATTAAGGGCACCCGCATTATCACCTATTGTAATAGTACCACTTCCCTGTTCATTTTGCCCTCGGCTATTAAGACTTTGGAAACTAGAATTATATTGGGAGGAATTGAATGTATAACAATCATTACATATTATACGGGAGTCTAGAGAGCTTGTAAGAGTATTTCCTTGTATATTAACACTATTACATACAATAGTATAATAATCATTGGCATAGATGCTATAATTTGATATATTACTTGTAGAATTTATAGTTCCATCATATATTTCAACCAATTTTTCAGTATCTGTAAGTGACTCTGAATAAATACCGTAATTAGTATTATTTATACTATTGATTGATATATTGCTATTGTATATATGGCTATTTGAGTCTCGTAAATAAATACCTGTAGTTCTAGATGAAAAATTATTAGTTATTTGTATTTTTGGATTATATATTTGGGAATTAGTATTATTAGTATAGATAGCATTATAGTCGCCATCACTTATAGTATCAGTTATAGTATCACTTACGTTTGGTGTAATATTGACATCAATATTATTCATAATTAGATTAGTCATTGTCGTAGGGCTAGATATATTACTGGTATTGGCATATATACCATTCACTTTATTAGAATTACCTGTATAATTAATAATTATGTTATCTAGAGTTACTTCATTTGTATCATTAATAGCTAAAATACAAGATGATGTGAGAATAGAACTAGTATTCGTAGTATTAGTAGTATCATATGAACTCCATGTAATACCATCATTACTATAAGCAAATACATATGGACCTCTGCCTCCTGCTATCCACATATTACCATCCCAAGTTATACTAACACACTGATTTGATAATATTGTATTACCATTAGTACTAGGATACCATGTTATACCATCATAACTATAACCTAATGTGGTTGTTCCATATCCACCTGCCACCCATATTTTTCCATTCCATAATACAGTGTAACATACATCAAATATAGTAATACCAGTATTACTACTAATCCAATTTATACCATCTGAACTATAATATAATGATGTATTACCTACACCTCCGGCAACAAATATAGAGCCATTCCAAAAAATAGTTGCACATCCTCCACAATCATCATTTACAGGACTTGCTATCCAAGTAATACCATCATAACTATGAGCAAAAGTTGGGACCGACCCAGTGCTACCTATTGCCCATATTGAACCATTCCATGCTATAGTTTCACAAGAATATAAAAATATTTCTTTACCATTAGTACTAGGAAACCAATCTATTCCATTATAACTATATCCTAATGTATTTGTACCTTGGCCGCCAGCTACCCATAATAAACCATTACAAGCTATAGCATTACAACGTGTATTTATAATAGAACTACCACTAGTACTAACTGTCCAATTGATACCATCACTGCTATATGCTATTTTATTTAGTGTATAAGTATTAAAACCTGTCACCCATAAATTATTATACCATGTTATACATCTACATTCTCCACTATTAAATATTTCATTACCACTTAAACTTGAATACCATGTAAAACCATTGTAACTATATGCTAATACATTATTACTATTACTTCCTGCTATATATAAACTTCCATTATAAGAAATAGCAGTAGTTTGTGAAGGTTCTGAAAATATATAATTATTAGGATTTTGTAACCAATCTAAACTATTATAACTATATGCTATATTATTTTTGCCTACACCACCGCTTCTATAACCTCCCGCAATTGTCATAGTATTATTAGATAATATAGTATAACATTCATTTAAAATTGATGTACCACTGGAAATTCCATACCAAGTTTTACCATCATTACTGTATGCTATTGAATATGGACCAAAACCTCCAGCTAGCCATATAGTTCCATTCCATGTTACAGTATAACATTGATAAAATATATTATAATCACCATTAGTACTAGAAACCCAATTTATACCATCAGTACTATATGCTAAAGTATTTAAATCACTATTTCCAGAACCTCCAGCAACCCATAAAGCTCCGTTCCATGCTACAGTATTACAACCAAATTCTAATACTACATTACCATTATTACTAGGAAGCCAATTAAAACCATCATAACTATATGCCAATGGGTTAGAACTATCACCACATGCTACCCATATATTACTATTTACATTTACATTTACTGATAAACCATAGCATTCTAAAAAAGGAGGTGATATTATATTCTTCCAATTTATGCCATCATAACTATATAACATACCATTACCACCAGCTAGCCATAAATTATTATTTCTTGATAAGGAATAACAGTAATCAAAATTATTACTATTATAATAATTATTAAAAATATTGACAGTTCCATTACTAGAACCTCCTATTAGGGCAGTTTGACCATCACTGGATAAGTAAACCCAATTTACAGGACTATCTATTGTTAATGAATTTATTAGGACATAACTATTTGGAGTAGATGGACTTGATGAATAATAACTATAAGCAATATTACTATTATAAGAACCTACTAATAAAGTTTGCCCAGAACCAGATAAAGATATATTATAATTACCTAGATTTTCACCTTCGGATCCCTCTATAGTACTTTGTAAAGTATATCCTGAACCATCGGTATTAGATGTATAATAGATATATATGGAATTATTACTTGATATTGCTAAAACTTCCCCTGAAGTAGATAATGAAATATTATTACCATATTCATTACCATTAATATCATAATTAGGTGTATTATTAGTTATACTTATTACTCCATTATATGATGAAACTAGTGATATATTGGATGAATAAAATATAGAAAATACATTTGAACCTATATATCCACTAGCTATTATTTGACCATTGCCAGATACAGCAATAGATTTACATAATGTATAAGGATAAATATAATCGTAGGTATATAAAGTATTTATTATAGTATAGGCTTCGCCATTTGATGGATTTGGAGAATAATAAACATATATAAGTCTTGTATAAAAACCTCCAATTACTAAGGTTTGACCTGTTGTAGAAAAACTTATATTTCTTATACTATATATTGCATCAGTAATATTAGTATTGAAGGGTGTGTAACTATTACTAACTCCTGGAGTTGTGGAATAATAAAGATATTTATGATAATTATAACCTACTGCGAAAACAATAACTTGACCATTTCCTGAAATAGCAATACCTATAATATAACCTCTATTTATAGTTTGAATTAAATTATAATTACCCAGTGAAGGAGTGGATGAATAATAAATATAAACATTAGTAGCATCTGAAACTATACAAGTTTTACCATCATCAGATATAGACATCAATGTACCAAAACTATCAGGATTTGATAATACCTGAACAATATTATAAGGATTTAAAGGACTATAATCTATAATATTAGTATTTAACCAATTTATACCATCTGTACTATAACCTAATACACTTGGACCATTACCACCCGCTACAAATATATTTCCATTTGATGCTAAAGCATTACAAGTTTGGTCAAATATTTCATTACCATTTGTACTATAATTCCATGTAATACCATCAGTACTATAAGCTAAATTATTATTACTATATCCTCCCCCAGCAACCCATAAACTTCCATTCCATAATAACGCATTACAATCACCACTTGTACTAAAAATCTCATTACTATTACCTATTACTTTATCTTTTTTAGAATTAGTAATTGTCATATCAGATAGCTTCATATTTTTTGCTAGAACAATAGATGCGGTGTTTTCATCAGCAGCATTGCTTATGAATGAAACTTTATTAACATTGATGAAAGTATTATATTTGCTAGAACCTTCAATATCAACATAGTCTTTACATATAATACTATTTAGCTCATTATAAGTACCTGGACTTACTAATAATTTATATCTATTATTAGCATTATTATTAGTTATAGATGACAGTGCGCTAGATATAGAATAATAATCGCAATTCTGGGATCCAACCGTTATAGTCTTATTTCCAGAATATATAGTATTAGATGGTTGAATATGTAAAGGTCCTCCTTGATTTATCACATTGTATAAATTAAATATATAATTGCTTTTTCCGTCATTATTAATAATAGGATTTGTAGAACCACTAATTTTAGTTTGATAAATATCTGCTGTATATAATGCTTTTATATTTATGTCTAGAGTAGAATTAGTAGGTTCATTTGTTAAATTGTAACCATTATCTAAAATTAGTCTATTTGTCTCTGGAGTAGTTGCAATTCTAAATACATTATCATTATTATTAGATCCAGATACTAATATATATTGATTATGTTGAAAACCTAGAGTGATGAAATCTACAATTGAGATATTGGAACTTTCTATAATATTATTATATTGAGTATTACCAATGTTACTAAGACTATTACTTAAAAAACTAATAACATTACTTGTATTACCTGTTTCTACTAAAACATTCGAACTATTAAATGATATACCATAATTGAGATTGGAAATATTTGTAGTATTAGTATCATTTATTACTTCTATTTCACTATTTTTAATTATGACTGGACTATTATTAAGTACAATACCATTATTAATTGTTCCAGATAGAGTATTGGTAGTATTGGAAGTATTAAAATTATTGGATAATATTAAATTTTCAATATATGTTTTATCTATTACAGATTCTATATCATTAGATAGTCCATAACAATTAGTAAGAGATATACCATTTGTATATGTAGCCTGTGGTGTTGAAATATCTATCTTATTATTTATCATACGAGGAGTTGTATTATATACATCAATCCCTGTATATGTTCCTAATAAATTGGGACCATTCATTAATATCTGACAGTTTTCGATAGTATTATTGAGCCCTCCATTCATATATATATGATTAGTAGTTCCTGATGTATTAATAGAAGTATTACAAGTAAATATACAATTATTTATTGAAATATTGTTTTTATCCGATGAGTAAATGGCATTACTAAAAGAGGAATTGCTATTATCAGATAGATTAAATACTATATTAGCAATTTCACATTTTTCCCCTAGAATAATCATTGAACCCGTATATAATGAAACATTACCAGTATTATGTGTAATTACTGAATTATAATTATCTTCACCTCGAAGACTAACATAATCTGGCAATATGATTTGATTAGTAGATTCACTATATTGTCCAGGACCTAATTGTATTATAAATGGATATGTTGATGATGGTGGACTGCCTAAATTGCTAGTGAGGGTTCCATCTAAATAGCCACCTCCAGCAGTTCCAATGGCTGTATAAATAGCAGTATTTATATCTTGATAATCTGCTGCTCCAGGAATAGGAGATACTGTAATTACTAATTGATTTATTCTGGACAAACCTCCAGATATTGCTGATAAAACACCAGTTATAGGATTCATAATAAGATTATTTCCTACTTTTAGAATTCCAGCATTAGTATTACTAGCTATATCTAGTGTTATTGGACGCCATCTATTACCAAATATATCTGCTCCAGTATTACTAACTGAATCATAATTATATCCTTCAAATTTATAGGTAGATTGATTAAAACGCAATTGACCTGTAACTCCATTATTAGTTTGTTGACCTCCTTCAAAATAACTAATTACAATAGAAGAATCAAATGTAACATCTTGATTAGGATTTAATGACGACATTCCGAAATATATAGTATATCTAGATATAGTTATTATTTATAATACTTATACTTATACTAATACTAATGTTGATAGTGATAATTCTTTTATACTTAATCTTAATATTAGTAATATTAGTAATATTTATATATATAATGAAAAATAATAAATATAAACAATACACAATAAACATAAACAATACACAATAAACATTACATTGTCTAGAGCAATAAATATTATAATATTTATATATTTATAGATATTTTCATACATACTATATATTCATAAAAATGGATAGAGTTAAACAACTAGAAAAAATACAAAGTGAAGCGCTAGAACTATTTACAAAGAAAAATGCAGATTATGGCGACGCCTTTGCCAAATTTGGCCTGATAGGAATACTGATGAGGATTGAGGATAAAATCCAAAGGTCATTATCAATTACTAAAAATGGTGTAAATTTAGTAGATGATGAGAAAATTAGAGATACACTTCTAGACTTACATAACTATTCAGCGATGGGTTTGATGATAATTGATGAAAATAAGTAGATTTATATTCTTTGATAAAAAATATTTTACTATCTAAAAAATAGTAATGATAAACATAATATAATTATTATAATATGTATCATTGTTATAATTTTTATAAATGTACTTTTGGGAGTAATATCACCAAAACCAACGGTACTATGTGTAACTAATGAATAATATAATGCAGTCATGAATGTAATATTATGATTTACAGAGAAATGTGGTTTGAATACAAAATGTTCATCAGTACCATATAACCAATAAATAACACTAAATATAAATATTATAAAAAAATTTAAATATAGATAATTTAATTTATTTTTATTAAGATTTAAAAATTTAGTGATAATTAAGGGTGTAATAATCATTTTAAAATATATTACACCGACCGAAAAGAAAAATGAGACAAAATTATTATAATAATATTAGATTTTAATTATATATTTTATAACTGTGTTTTAAGTAATTTGTTAAATGAACTTTTTTTATTTTATATTTTAATATACTTTTTATAACTTTATCTATTTCTTCATAAGTATTAGGACTTTCTTTTTTTATATAATGTTTTAATTGACTAAAAAATTCTTCTATAGCATTTGTTTGTGGATTATAAGGAA